ATAATTCTAATATTTTTTTAAAACCATTCATCTAAACTGGGGAACAGCTTAAGATAAATAACTAAAATAATTATACACAATGCCAGGTAGAGTTTTAAATTTTTTAGAATTTTCTGATAAATATTCTAACGCAAGCAGCGAACCGACTAGCATAGACGACTTAACAGGAGCAGCCGCAAATTTCGAAGAAGGCTTCGATGACGAAACATATGACCAACCACAAATAGGACCGAACAGACCTGTTTCTGGAAGCTATGAAGCAACTCCGTCTAAACCTGGAGAAGAAGGATCTCCTGCATTCTCAGCAAGCAACACTGAAGAGATGAATGCTCCAAAAGAGGAGGAAGAAGATGAGACTGAGGAATCAGAAGAATCTGAAGAAGAAGAATCTGAAGAATCTGAAGAAGTAGAGGAAGGAAATCCTGAAGCTGGTGCAAATCCTAAAAAGAAAGTTGAAGAAGGATTTTCTTTATTAAAAGGATTTTCAAAGTTTATAAATGAAGAATATGAAGATCATGGTGACTATCCAAGTCTTTTTGATGAATATGCTGAGGAAGAAGAAGAAGAAGAGGAATACTACGATGAAGAAGAAGATGATGATGCTTGTCCGACATGTGGAGAAGCTCCAATCTCAAACGAGTACGGATACTCTTGTGGATGCAACATGTAAAAAATCTTTAAGTTTTAGAAATGGAACAGTTTACCCCAATCGTCATTGCTTTCATAACTGGAGTATTAGGCCCGGTCTTGATTATACTAATTAAAAATCGACTAGATAAAATAGCTAAACCGGACATGTTAACTGATGCTCTTAAGACTGGTGAACTAGTTACTGCACGTATTGATCACATAAGAGAAGATTTTAAAGCTGATCGAGTATGGATCTCTCAGTTCCATAACGGAGGGCACTTTTATCCAACTGGCAAGTCAATCGCTAAATTTAGCGTGATTTATGAAACTGTTTCTGCAAATACACAATCAATTCAAAGCAATTTTCAAAACATTCCAGTAAATCTATTTACTAAATCAATGAATAGGTTATTAGAGGAAGATACGATTGAGATACCTGACTATAAAGATGAGACTATTCCTACATATGGCCTTAAGTATATTGCAGAAGAGTCTAATTGTAAATCTAGTTATCTTTTTTCGATAAAAACAATAGATGATAAATTTATAGGAGTCTTAGGCGTAGACTTTACTAAAAGAAAGACTAGACTTGATCAAGAAGATATTAATCACCTAATCGTTCACTCTTCCTCTTTGGGCGGAGCCTTAATGAGCACACACTAAGATATGAAGAGACTCGTAGAAAACTTTAGAGAGTTTCTAGATCTAGCTAAGATCAATCAAGGACCGGATGGATGGACAATCTATGGAGCCAATCCCAAAAAGAAAAAGCGAAAGCTTAAAACTCGTCGTCCTCATCGTCTAGGTCGAATTGATCTTGAAAAGAGAGACGAGGATTTATCGGAGAATACTCCCAATTAAGTAGAACATCATCTAGTTCTTCATCGATAGAGATTAGAGTTTGAAAATAGGAAGAATCATCTGACCCTTTTCCAATAATAATATTTTCTCTAATCATATCTATTTTCTTAATAATAGAATCAGTTAGTTCCTTTTTTAGAGCAGCCGATGCTGCCATAACATCTTTTTCTTTCATGGTTTATTATATCTCAAAACGGTAGATAAGTTTTAGAATAAATAACATTATAAAATAAACCTTTGAAATATGCGAATTAAGAGACTTTATGAGGCTGATGATATTCAACAGATGCCTATGAACGGACAAGCACCAGCTGCAATGCCTCAAGCTGCACCACAAATGCCAGACATGGCTCCACCAACTCCAGTACAATCACCGGCGGAGATGATGCCAGATTTTAGCTTTGAGGAAGAGCCACATGGAAAAAAAGAAGACCCGCAAGAGGCTTTACCTCAGCCTGATGTGATGAACTTGACTATTCAAGAACTAATGGATCGTTGCCAAAGCATCAATCCTTTGGTATGCATGGGATTGGAGCAATTTATCAACTCAAATAAGGATGCAATCATGAGCCAAACTACAGGAGATTCTCCTGAAGAGGATGTATTAGATACTGAGACTGATCTTAACTTTTCAAAACAAATGGAACCACAAGCTCCTGAATTTTCACTAGATCAGCCGGCTGCAGAGTTAGACTTTCCACAAGAATAATCAGTGAAGATAGAATCGATTAAGATAATCGATGGTAAGAATCGATGGAGTGAGTCTAGGAAAAAGTTAGTTCATATAGTATTGGATTTAGGCAAATATGAAGAATTGCCTTCAAATAAAATACCTGGATTCTATGAAAGACTTAAGAAATACATTCCGACTCTACAGAAACATCGATGCTCAGTAGGAAGAGCTGGAGGATTCTTTAAAAGGGTAAAAGAGGGTACATGGATGGGTCATATTATTGAACACATAGCCCTAGAACTTCAGACTCTTGCTGAAATGGAAACTGGATGGGGTAGAACAAGAGGAGTAAAAGGAAAGATTGGGATATACAATGTTGTTTTTGAATATGTGGATGCAGACTGCGGAAAGACTGCGGCAAATGAAGCGATTCGGGTGGTTAAGGAAATAATCGCTGATCGTGATCCAAAGATAGATGGAATAGTCTCAAAATTAAAAAAGATGAAGAAAAAAAGATTAGACGAAGGTTTTGGTGCTATTTCAATGGAACCAGATACGGCAAAACGAATACTTGAACCTGATACCTCACGTGCAAGCGCTATGATGTTTTATTCGGGATCATCTGGGACCGTTCCAACTCACTGGAATAATTCTCCGTTCCTTGCGGGAAGAAGTGGGGGCAGCGCATTCGGATCTAATCCTAGAGCAGACAAAAAGACTAGAGTAATGTCATACCAAGAATTTGTGGAGGCTCATAAGAAGTTTACGAATAAATAATAAAAAAGAGAGAATTAAATGGCTTACGTAAAGAGTTTTAAGAGCTTTCAAAATGCTGAAGAAAAGGCATCCAAAGAGGTCGAAGCTGGTGCAAATCCTCAAATGATTAAGGAGGAGGACGTAATGCTGACCGACCCTACATTAAAGGACTTAAGCGCAAAGATATTACAATACAAGACTCAAATAAACCTTTGGGAAAAAGCAATCGAGGAACGTAAAAAAGTATTGGGCGATACTCTTGCCAAAAACGCAGCAGCCGCTCAAAACGCAGCTGCAAACCAGCCACAGGCACCAACTCCAACACCAGCACCCACTGCATAATGGAAAGAAAGATAAAAACATATCATCAATACATAAATGAATCGACTAAAGAAGTTGTATACCCAACTAATTTTAAAGGCATGGTACAGGGCGCACTTGGTGGACTATATACTTCGATTATGGCTATAGCTAGGGAGCTAGCAAATGAGAAGGCTGCCCGAAATCCAAGCAGATATGATGGTAATGTTCAGGAAGTTGACATCACCAGAGCAATGAACATGATCTTTCATAGTGATTGGAAAAAGAAGATGAAATCACAAGCGTTGGATCAAGTAATGAAGAGTTCAATGGAAAGAGCCGGCAAGCAGGACACAGTAATAGCGAAAAAGAACCAACGAGCTATGGGTAGAATGATGGGGGACAAAGAATTTAACTTGAATGTTGATAAATCGAGCGTTAGATTTAGTGACGAAAAAGGAAATGGTACTGGTAAAAATCAATAATATAAGATGACGGAACTACAGTTAATCACCGATATAAATGATGAGATCACCTTCTCGGGTGCTTTACCTTACGGTCTTCCAGAAAAGGAAATCAAACGTATCATTGAAAACGATTCAAGATACTTTTGGGATAACTGGAGACATGCTGTTGAGAGCAGATATCTGCTTCTACCTTTAGAGCTATTTCAAAATGCTACGTTTAAGAAGTTTAGACAAATCCAATTACCTGACTGTGTACAGTTCGTTGTCGATTTTAAGGAGGCAAAGGGAGGATCCATCTTTGGGACAATTGATAGAGACTTTGCCGAACAGAAATTTATAGGTTCGGAGCTATTTTTAACTCCCTTCATTGGGGAGAGCATCATGTATAGGACAGTAATGTTCTCGTTTCTAGACATAACTAAAGCAATGGTTCTAGATACGATTGCGTATGATTATAATAAGAACAGTAAACTTTTAGGTGTGGTAGGTAGAACTCCTAAAACAAATGCAGTAATTAAAGTATTTAAAAAACTGGACCAGGACAAGTTATTTGAAGACGAGATGTTTCAACGATATGTTCGTGCTCATGCAAAGGTAAGACTTGCACATATGCTCCAGTCATTTGACTACACTTTACCTGGAGGAGTCAAGGTAAATTATCAAAATATCGTTACCGTTGCTGAAAAAGAAATGGAAGACGTTAAGGCGATGATGAAGGGCGAAAATACGCCCGATTGGTTTTATCTTACTAGACAATAATTATTTAATATGGCAAGCCTTAGAGACTTTTATACCCGAACTGATGAGGATCCTAAATACTTAGGCGATCGTTTAGAGATTAGTGATGAATTAGAGTCTGCGATACAGCAAGTAAAGATGACTCTATTTACCCGAAAGGGAGAGGTTCTAGGAGAACCCGACTTTGGAATAGAATTAGATAATTATCTTTTTGAATATTCGATCGATCCTAGTCGATTGGGTAAAGATGCAACTGGTCAAATCAATAAGTATGTAGCAGAAGCACGAAAAAGAAAGATAACTGTTTCTCCTTCACTATATCCGGATGACAAGGCCAATCGTGACATTTTCGTACTTCTTATCGACATACCTGAGACAAAGAACTCCTTTGCTCTATTCTACGACTAATCTTCCAATAAATTAATCACAGATAGGATAGATCTTATATTTCTCTGTTCGTTTGAGTGGCTCTCAATTGAGATTCTGATAAGATCTAACTTGTGAGAATGTTCAGACTTCTCACTATATAAAGCAGATAGTGTTAAGTCATCCTTAGAATCAGTCAAGAAAGCAATTTTCCTAGCTTCATCATTAGAATAGATCTTTTTACCATTTTCATCCAATGCTGAATTGATCTCAGATTTAATTTCAGATTCTCTCTGAACGATCTTTTCTGAGATGAGTTGGATTCCATCATTAGTAACCAAAGCCTTAAGCTGTAGGTCTGAGATTTCAACAGGAAGGACAGTTAGCCTGTTGATTAAGTCATTTAATTTTTCTTTCATAAGTATAATTTTTAACTATTATACTTAATTAAATGGTTAGATTAAAGTTGACCTTCGCCAGAAGTCTCGCCTCCGTCTTTTACCTCACTACCTCCGCCTTCAGCGGCAGCTGCAGCTGGAGCAGCGGCTGCACCTCCTCCACCTGGAGCAGCACCACCTGGAGCAGCACCACCTGGAGGTGGCGGCATCTCTTCAGACTCTTCCGCATCCGGTTTCTGATCGAACCATGCAAGGTTTGACTTGATTTCGGAATCTGTCATTTTTAATTCTTCTCTGATCAAGTATTCGGTAGAGAAATATGGAGTACCGTCGTCTTTCATGACTCCTTTTTTGGCTTGGAACGAAGCTATTCGTTTGGCTTCTATCTCGTTCTTCTTCATTTCCTCAAACACGTTATCGTTGTAATACTTGATCCCAATAGCGTTATTAAACTTATAGTCTTCTGCAAGTTCTGGAAAGTCTAGACACATTTGCAAATACCAAGGTTTTACCATCATCTCTGAAAAAGCAGTTCGTAACCTATTAATAAATTTTTGATAACGAACTTCCTCCCTAGTGATACCCTCAGCGTTTAGAGTAAATGCACCCATTCCAGATTGGCCTTCCCATCTTGAATAAGGAATCTTGGAGTCCATCTTTAATTTTTTATAGAAATAGTTTAGGAGCTCTGATCCTGAAAGGTTTGGACCTGGCGTCTGTAGGGCTTCTATTTTTACCTGCTGATTCTGATCGTTTACTGGCAGGATGTAGTTTTTATAGAATAAGATATTTGGTTTACCATCAACATTAAGCTCTCCGGAATCTCCGTTAAAGTAGATGTCTTCCTTAAACATGTTTAGGAATTCACGAACATCTTCTTGACCCTTTTGAAAACTTTTACTTCCAATCGGTACAGTTGTTGTTAATCGAATTGGAGCATTCATAACATGCCAAATAACTTTACTATGTTCGATTATTCGAAGTAGGTTAAAGGATCTGATTAGACGCTCAACAAAACTTACTCGTTTTGTTCTAAAATGATTGGCATATGAAATATAGATTACTTGAGAGTCATTAAGAACCCTGGTTGAACCAGTCTGCTGGTCGTATTGTAACCATTGTAAAAATATCTTGCCCTTAGCATCTTTCTGTAACTGAGGAGCTATGCTGGCGGGATCCAATTCCTTAAATCCTATTATCTCTTTAGGTTTATCTAAGTTATCATAGATGATCTCAAAAGAAAGGTGGCCTTCGACTAAGAATTGGAAAGCATACTGCCAGGCTGATATTCCTTCTCCAAAGCTCCATGCATTATAGATACGTTCAAAGTTATCATGATACTTTTTAAGTACCTTTTCCTGAAAGTTTAGACGTTCCTCTTTGGTGTCTCCTCGATAGAGAATCTTTCCAGTAAGGTCCTTTGCATACACAAACCTTTGCTCTTCATCATATACGATCATGTCATCAACAATGGTCTCAAGAATAAACTCAATCTCACCATTTGCCGCAACGTCTCTTAGTCTCTCTCTTTTTACCACATAGTCTAACTGAAAAAATGCAATGGCTTTAGTTCTTAATTGTGATGTAGTATCTGAGATTGCCATCGAAAACTTAAGTAGCTCATCGTTTGCATTGAGTCTAGAAGTCCTAGACTGTAGCTGACCCTCAATAAAACCAATTGCCTGTGAGTTTCTAAGCAAAAGGTCCTCGTGTCGAGTACCAAACTTACTGAGGCTCGATAAGGTACCGTTTGTTTTTCTTCCTGATGTGTCTAAGAATCCACTCATATTATGTTAAAGTATTTGTTAAAAAGTCTTCGTAGACCTTTGTCAGATCAATTGGATCTGGATAGAGACCGTCCACTGTAAGCGTAGGGTTGACTAGCATACCAAATCGGTCCCAGTCAATCAGCTTTGCCTCTAGCACCTGATCCATATCATATTTATTTATTGCGTAATTTAGGTTGTTTACTCCAAGTATGGTGCTTAATGCAGTTGGAGTGATTAGGTAGAATCGTTGATCAATCAATCGACGCTCCTCAATAGGTCGTAAGTTTCCGTCCTTGTCAAAAAGGTTGTTTAGCCCATTGAGCTGTGAAAACTTCCAATATGCCTCAAGGATCTTTGCGCTGGCTCGAGGAGGCATGACTTTTAGATTTAAGATAAGAGCAGTCTCCTTCCAGTTATCATGAAAAAGAAGCAAACCGACTGGATTTAGATCTAGGTAGTTCTTACCTGTTAGTGCATGGACATATTCCTCATTTAATGAGGGAACCATTACCTGTGTCTTAAAGTAATAAAACCTACCTGGAATAACTTCGCCTCTTTTTTGAGGGATGCCGAAATCTTTAGCTACAACATTAAGAGGTAGTGTTCCGTTATTCTTAGGTATGTTATTAAAATCCTTCACCTAATATTTTACACCTTATTAAAGAGAAAGTTTTCTGTAATTATACCGAATCGCATATTATTCTGTTTAGCATAGACCCTAGCTGCTCTAAACTTTGCATCATTGATGATATATGCTTTAGCATGGCGAGCATAATTAAGAGTCGCTTTTTCAGTAAGTCTAGTTGGAGCCTCAGGTGGAGACAAGTATTTTTGAGGTTTGACTTCAATCAACCACTTAGTGATTTCACCTTCAGGTGATTTAGTGGCCATGTAACAGTCGACCCAATAAGTAGACTCCTGCTTTAGGATTGGATTCCAATATTTTATGGGCATGGGTTCTGACGCATACTCAACAACGGCTTCGGTGTTATCACAGTAACTTAAGAACTTAAGTTCCCAGCTCGAACGATAGATTATCTTAGTAATATCTCCACTGTATTTTTCAGGATTCATTGGAGTAAAATATCCCTGTTTGACCCTGCCTCGTTGAGGTTTAAGAAAATCATGTATATCCCGTTCTTTTGCCATATTGATTATTTATTCCAAAAAAAGACCTCACCCTTGAGTAAAAGGTGAGGTCACTAAATCCAATGGGTTAAGATTAAATTACCCTAAGTATTTTTCAATAAGTCCATCTGCATCATCTGGGCCAAGTTTTCCCTTTTCAACAAGCTTAACTAGCAGTGCAGCAATTACAAGTTTTTCAGGCATGTCATCATCCATTACCTCAATTTCTCCATTTTCAGCAGCTTCTGCAAGATCCCCATAAGCATCCTCAGCAGCCTCTTCAACGTCTTCCTCAGACCCTACTAATTCTATTAGTTCATCAAGTAAGGATTCGTCAATTTCAAATGGCATTTCTGGCTCCTCCATCTCGTTTACTCGATACTCTCTTAAATTCATGATTCTTCTCATGATTATTAATTTTTTTATTATTTATTTAGACGTAGAGCAAATCTAGCGGAGATTCTGAAAAGTATTGCAGAACAAACTCATTAAAGGAATCAAAGGTAAGGGATGAATCGTGTTTTGACATAAACGAATAAAGGTCATTGACGTCTTTGATTAATCGAACATTTCGATAGTCCACATTGTATTTTTTACGAAGATCAGCCATTACCTTATTCCATAGGAACACTCGATAGCCTTTCTTAATTAGATCAATTGACTGGTTCTTACCTGCCATATCACTATCGAATAGGATTAAGGTATTTGATTTGCTTAATAGGTTTTCTAACAAGAGTTTGCTTTTAGAAATACCAGTAGTTGCAATAGAATTATTTAGGAACATTGAATCTATTTGACCTTCAGTCACTAGAATAGGTTTTGAAAAGTCAACATTCAATACATTAAAATAATTATTGATCGAGTCAATATCAGCAATAATGTCATCTTCGACATTTCGAACAAGTCCGTTCTTTTTTAACTCAGAATAGTTTTTAATTAGATATTTTGGTCCACTGATTCCTTCTCCAATTCGACGTATTGCAAAGCCTAGGATCTTACCAGTTCGTTGGTCTAGATTAAAAAGATAGATTTTATCCTCTCTTGAATCAAAATAACTGCACCTTTGAAATGCAGGAAGAGTGTCAAGGGCTCGATTCTTTATGAATAGTCCAAGTTCAGTGTCTGGATCAATCTCACTACATGGAGTCAATGAAAATCGAAGAGCTACCTCTTCTATTTTTAAGAGATGATCGCTTGCGCTTTTATTGATTAGAAGTTCAATTAACGATCCTCTCTTCTTTTTAGAAGTTTGGGGTGTCCACTTGACTTGGGCCTTGACATCAGGTAAACCTAATGAATATTTGAGCGCAAACTTAGAGATAAACTTAGGAATATCTGATTTTACTCCACATCCATCATTATAACATTTATAGAAACCTCGATCTGGATATATGTTACCTCTCTTTTTTCTGGAATCTGTTTTAGAATCACCACAATATGGGCAGGCAAAATTGATCTTATCGCCAGATTCATATACCTCCTGTTTAAATCGATCTTCTGGAAATCTTTTCTTTAGGACATCCTTTATAAAGCTATATATGTTATAACCCGTCAATAGATCAAGCATTTTCCTCCTCTTCTAATTCAAGAACAGGGTTTGCTTTTTCCTTCTTCTTCGTCATTCTTTTCAAATACTTATCGAGTTCAGGTTTTGGAACTATTGTAGTATTTAGGCCATATCGAGTAATGACTCCCAAGTATTCCTGAAAATCTTCCTCAGCTACATCAACATCAGCATTGCCGATTACCTTCCAGAATTTTTCTGGAACTTCAATGTATTCTAGTGTTTCTTGATCCACTATGTATAGAGGGTAGATATCAGCATCAGTCAATACTTTTTTACTCTTGACGGTTACTACTTCAACTGCACGTTTTAAATTAGTATCAAGCGAGCTCATCTTCATTGCAGTAAGTAATCGATTTATTGGTTCAATTATTAGGGAAAAGAACTGTGAATCGATATCCATTAATAGAGCGATCTCGTCAGGATAGGTTCCAGGTGAGTATGCAAATACATCATGTCCGCCTTCATTTGTTTCAGGATTACAGTAGTAAAACTTGATCTTGTCCTTTTCTCTAATCTTAGGATATTTCTCAATAAGTCCAGTCTTAATTAGGATATGATTATAGATGGCGGCAGCTCGAGGAAAGATCGAGATTCCTTTCTTAAGTTCAAGTCTCTCTTCACTCGTGATATACTTATTATAGACTCGAATATTGAAATTAAATGCTAATTCATCTGGATGAAGAGAACGGGCTTCATTTTTAAGAACAGTTAGTCGAGGAATAATATCTTTTTCAATATCGAGTCGCTTACCTCGATCCATAATAAAGGAGGTAAGTTCAGTTAGTTTGTCTCGAGCCCAAATCGGATAAGAACCCTTAACTGGTTCAAGACCTTTGATTATCAAGTATCTCTTTTCTTGTGGTTCTAATTCATAATTTGGATTAGGTTCGTATGCCACTCGAATAGCATAGTTTTTCTTTTTAAGCCAAATGCCAGTCTCTGACAAGTTTTCTAATTTAAACTTAAGTCGGTTTTTAGTATTAAATACTTTTCCATATTTCTCAAAGCACATATCAAAATAATTGGAAAGTCGATGTCGGTCAATATTGATACAGATATTTAGTGCTTCATCTTTTGAAAAATCTGCACCAATGATTGAATCTAGGGCAGAGTCAAACTGTACATAGATTGAATCAGTATCGGTGTAAATAGCAGCTTCATCCTCAATCTTATTAATAGTATACCCATCGATTCCTAATAATTTATGGAGTTCAGTGTCAAGATGCCACTTTTCTAGAAAATAGTGATTTACTGCCTTAATTGAAAACTTGATTAGATCTTGGCCCTGTAGAGTGATTGACTGTGCGATATCTGGATTGTAGAAATAGAACCACTTATTCCCAAATGCTCCATAAATAGAGTTAATTAAGATCTTTATCGCGTTTTGCTTTAGATCAAGTTTTTTAATATGTTTTTCTTTATCTTCCATGTAATGTTATACTTATTAGACTCGATACAGTTTCGGAAACTAAAATACTAAACGTTTCATAAACATTAAATCTTCGAAGGGTTTCTTGGAAATAAATAACAAAAAGAAGTTTAGGTATGGATGACCGTGGCCAAGATGGGACAGTTGATAAGACTTCAGAATTAAAGACGGTTCTTCCATTCATGACAGAGTTTCCTTTTGGAGATTACGACATATCAATGGTTGAGCGAGGAGACGACCTTATAAAGCTGGGAGTCTCGCCAATTTTAGTGAAGGAGTTTGGAGATAATGGAACAATACGAAGCCTTAACTTCTACTATATTGAAGATGGATCAGACATTTCAATTTCTCTCTATGCGGGCGACGTTGAATGGATCGCAGAAGAGGCGATTCATATCAAAAAGATGGATGATTTACGTAAGACACTAGACGATTCACTAGAGAGCGATGACCTTCTATTAAAGACAAAGACGATCAAGAAGGGCAGAAAGTTCCTAAAGTTGCTAAACTGTGATAACGTTACTGGAATAGACTTCAACGAACTAATCATAGACTTTACTAATATTTATGAGACCGCCCTAAATTCAAAGATTAGATTGGGTTTACAAAAATTGAGCGAGGCGACACTAAGATCCACTGAGTTTTCAGAAAAACAATTTAAAGCGGTGCGAGCCTTCCTTAATTTTCAAATCCATTACATAAAGATCCTACTTGGGATCGTGATTGCAGCTAAAATATACTAACTTATGGCAAAACGAAGATTAAGCAAAGACGAATTAGAGGATATTGAAACTTGGCAACGGGAACGTGAAGCACTGACTGCCGCCAAGATGTTCACCAATAAAATAGAGATAAAGTGCAAGTCAAAGGCTCAAAAGGATGCCCTGACCGCTATTGAGGAGCATGATATCTCAATTATAACTGGACCTCCAGGAACAGGCAAGACTTACTTATCCTGTGCAAGAGCATTAAAGTATCTAAAAGAGGATCCTGGTACGTATAAAAAGATTATCTTAATAAAATCAGTTAACGTACCTAAGGATGAGGAGATAGGTTACTTAAAGGGCACATTAGAGGAGAAGATGGAGATGTACATGTATCCATTCATCTCTAACTTCCATAAAGTGATTGGTAAACAGGCGACTGAAGCACTAAAAGCATATGGAAACATTGAGATACTACCTATCAAGTTTGCATTGGGTGTGACTCTAGATAACGCAGTCATCTTAATTGATGAAGCTCAACAGATAGCTAAGGATCACCTACATACACTATTGACCAGGATCGGTAGTAATTCCAAGATGGTATTCTTGGGAGATATTAAACAAAAATCGGTAAATAAGGGACAAAAGAGTGCTCTTGAGATCTTGATTGAACATTTTGTAGAGATTGAGGAGATAGGGATTGCTCAGCTTTCCAAAGAGGATATTGTACGTCACCCAATTATTATGAAACTAGAAGAGGTGTTTGAAAAGATAGAAAATTCTGAAAAACTAAATAAATAAAAATAAAAGATTAAAATGAAAAATCATGTAAAGAAATTTGGTTCATTTGTCAATGAACATTTTCACTATCCGAGCACAAAAAAACTTAGGTCTCAATTAGTAGGAGGAAAAGGGCAAAAGGCTCAATATGATGAACTTGGAGGAGGAGATCAAGTTGAGTTGGAAAGTCAGTTTGCAGAATTAAGCGGCGACCCTGAACTAGCCAAAGCATTTGTTAGAAAGCTATCTAAATATAACTCGATTGAGGATATAAAGGCAGGCTTAGAACAAATGTTGGATGTTTTAAGAAATCCTAGGACTGAAGATAATGAACCTGATTGGGACATGCGTAACTATTAATCTTTAACTTTTAAATGATTTGAAAACTCTGAAAAAATAAATAAAAATAAACTAGTATTATGAATACAAATCATATAAAAACGTTTGGTCAATTTGTGAATGAATCTACTGAAGCGGGTTGGGATCCAACTACTATTTCTTCTGTACAGGGAAAACTGGCGGTTACTAAAACTGGTAAACTGGACACAGCTACAATTCAAGCCCTTAAGGGTTATCAAGAAGGACACTCAATATCAGTAACTGGGAAGATAGATAAAGCAACTCTAGCAAGTATGGGAATAAAAGGAAAATGGGTAGATGCAGGACATACATCGGCTGAACGAAAAGCAGGAATGAATTCAGCGATTCGATAAAAATAAAATTTCCTAGATATCAAAAAAGCGACTTACTCAGGTCGCTTTTTTGATAAATCTACTATCTTATCTGATGTCTCAAATTTTTGTTCTCGATAGATCTCCTTTCTTACTTTTGCATGTCGAATCGAATAGCCATCGAGCTGATCGACTAGGTCCCAAACAAGGACTTTTGTCTTTTCGGCTAATTTTCTCATCCCTCGACCTATCGCTTGACGTAGGGTGACTTCAGCTTTTATTGATTCTGCTAAGATAATGTGGTGCAGATTCTTAGAGTCGATTCCAGTAGCAAAAGTACCGAAAGATGCGACCAAGATCACATCATCTTGTGATTCCAATATATCTTTAAATCGATCACGCTCTTTAGAGTCGACTTCGCCATCTATATAGAAGGTATTAGGGTTCCATTCCAATAATTTAGACTGGATTGCCTTTCCATAACCATTTTTGACGTCTGAAAAGAGGATCAGTGAGTTTTTTCCAAATTTTCGAGCAAGATCGCTAATAAAATCAAGTCTCTCCTTACTATCAAAGATAATTCCCTTTTCAATGGCTAACATGTCCCTCCCAAAGTCCTTGGGGTTGTTATACATCTCTTTTCCAGTCTCCTTGAGGTGCCAGTATTTTTGAATCATTGGATCCGATTCGTCATACTTTAGTTTGACAATCTTAATCTTAATATTTGGTGAATATCCATTATCAATTAGGTGTTTTGCTGAAAGAACCATCACCAATGGGCCAACATTTTCCTGCACTTTAAAGAAATCTGAAAACTGTTCATCTAGTTTAACGGTACCCGATAAACCAAGACGATATTCCCAATTGACGCAACATAGAAGGATCTCTCGAATGGAATTACCCTTAGACTTGTGTACCTCATCCACTTGAACTATTGAAAACTGTCGAAAGATTTCAACTGGGAGGTTTATTAGGCTCTGATAGGTTGAGATTACTATTTCAGCCGCATTGAACCTCTCTTGAGTGAATTTGTCTTTACCTCCAATCGTACATACGTTCCATTCTTTACCAGGTCGAGCATACATTTCAAACTTTTCAGCGGTCTGGCCTACTAGTGAAATATTCGGGACTATAATTAGGGACTTCTTTTCTTTAGTAATCTTTCCTCCGTCTCTTAAGAATGAATTATAGATGAAAAAGATAAGGGTCTTACCGGCAGAAGTCGCTAATTCTTGAGTACAAAACTTGTATTTAATTGCTCTAAATGCACCTTCTACTTGATAGTCCCTTGGCACGATTGGAAGGCCTCTCTCATCAATAATTCCGTCCAGTAATTTCTCTACGTATTTTAGATACTGATCGCGACTTATTTTATTATTAACGAAAGTTTCTGCACCTTCAATCTCACAATCATATCCAGACTTATCGGCAAAATTATAGATTTCCTTCCATAATCCAATGGCAATATTACCGTCCTTTGTAATAAATGAATCTAATCCGTCCCATACTCCACGATCGACTAGGACATTAAACGCTGCTTTTTTAGATTTGCGCTTAAAAAACCTGAATAGACTAGTCTTTTCACTGTTTAAGGTGGAGTCAACTAGTTTGATAAATTTCTTGTCTTGTGATACTTTGAATTTTAGCACGAGAGTGCATTATTTTTATAGACCCAGTGTCTTTTCTATATCGAGTCGAGTTTTGATACCAAAGATGATATTATCGATGGTCTTGATGGATTCATTGAAAAAGGTGATCTGGTTCTCGAATATCTCTAGAGATTCTTTAGTTGCTGATGTCCTACCCTCGATTACCATGTTTTTTTCGTTGGCTTGATATCGGATCTGAAGATTCCTTGAGATATTTTCCATCTCCAAAGAACGCTCATCCCTGTATTTTTTTCTAAGTAGAGTCACGTGTTCCAATAGAGTATGATTGTCTTCTAACAATCTTTGACGAAGGGAGAGCATGTTTACTTGTGCCTCCTTAAGAGTTTTAAGGTTGGAAAGCTTTTCAATATTTTCATAGATCTCTTTAGAGACTTCAGCACGTCTGTCCTGAAATTTTTTAGAAATCTTGGATTTTGTCTCCTCGTTCATGCTAGAATAGTTTTACTCTTTATACTCAAAAAAGAGGAAGGGTTTAACTCACAAAATCGATAAACTTATAATAGGTCGAGCCTATCTTAAAGTGTTCGTCGTTTACCATTTCGTCCTTACTTATCGATGAGACTACCTCGTTTCCTGCAGGAGAAGTCGAGCCGTCCTCAAAATAGTAATCAACAAATTCTTCACCTTTTTTACCAAGAATTAGGTTCTTGATCTTATATTTTTCAAAAATTTGTGGTATCTTATCTTTAAATGATACATCATCGTCAAGAACCATAAAGATGGATGGATAATCTATTAACTTACCATCTTGACTAATAGCAGCAGACTGTTTTACATAATCGTCCTCAAGAAGATCAGAATCAAGAGCAGAGGTATAGGTCTCTTTGTCCTTGAATGTGATTATCACAAAGGGAATCTTTGTTTGGATCGCATCCCTAACTTGGGTCCAAGTATGACTAGTCTCTTCAGTAGTAGACTTTATGTCCTGCTGATAGTCTTCGTATAGTTTGATATATTTAGTCATCCTTTAAGATAAAACTTTTTATTATTTATCAATAAAATATAATATGAATGAAATAACTAGAATTTTAGTCTTTGACTTTGACGAGACACTATTTAGAATGCCCGGATATACTGATAGATTTTCAGTAGAGAGAATCCGACCGGAACTTAACTTTCCAGACCCTTACTCTTTTTACGATCACCCAAGCTCAATGGATCCTGAGATACACAATATCCAACTGATAGGCCCAGTGTATGAAGATTGGAAAGCTGCAAGCGAAGATCCTAATGCAAGAGTGATCTTAATAACTCATAGGACTGAGGAACTTCGACCTTGTGCCCAAAGACTATTGGACCAGCATAAAATTAAGTTTGACGAAACTTATTTCCTAGGTAGACTGAGTGAAAAGATCACGATTCTTGATGAGGAATTAAGCTATTTGCCCAATATCAAGGAGATCGCGATCTATGAGGATTCGCTAGAACAGTTAAGAAAGTATCAGGATTTCTTCTATGAAAAAGTAACTCGACTAAAAACCGTAAAGAGCCTAGATGATATGATAATATTAAACATGCAGTTTGTAGATAAGTCTAAAGTAATCTCACTATACGACTTTAGTTCAGGCGAATCAAGAAGAATTGAATTGATATGATAATAATGATAGAAGGTGCTCGGCACTCCGGTAAAACTTTTTTAATTGATAAGTTTTTTGAACAAAATACAAATCCTGATGTTCACTACTACAAGTTTCAATTTGCAAAATACATTGATGATCTTGAGATGAGGGACCAAGAAACCGGTCCAGGTGTACACTATTTTAGTATCGCGAATGTCCTAACTATTCTTGAACTCAATAAGACTCTACTAAAGGATAAGATTCTAGTCTTTGATCGATGTATTTTTTCAGCATATGTGTGGTCGATCTATCGAGAAAGAATGGGACCATTTAGATTATTAGAAGAGTTTAGAAGAATACTAGTTAGTGATCTCTATCAAGACGTTAAACTATTGTATGTTGAACGTGATGAAAGCATTGAAATTATAAAGAGGGAAAAGGATTACTTTGGTAATTTTGAAAATTCAAATCGTGAAAGGGAACTCTTTGAGAGGATCTTCTCTGAATTCAATCCTCGAATAACAAATTCAGCTAGAAATAACGAATTTAGTCGCACAACCAATCATTTTGATGAGGCGAGTTCTATTCAATTTAATCGAATGCTAAATGATCTAATAAATAGAGGTTGATAGCCATAATAAATAATAAAAAATATTTTAGGATGGCTAGCAAATACATACCAAGCTATTTACAATACATTAAGGAAGCAGAAGAAGCGGCTTCTCCTCTAAAAGGTTACCCAGCAGATCAGCTGATTACCCGAATCGGTGAACTAATGGAGGTGTTATCAGATCAAGTAAGATTTGGAGTACCTTCAGATAACTTAGGTAGAGCAACTACTTATCGGGATGCAAATGGTGCTATTCAAAGAATCAAGGATATTGTACACTATTATACTAGCAAAAATGAGCAGGTCAGATTCTACTGCTGGTCGTTAAGCTATGGTGGAACCTGGAAAGCAGCTAAAAATCTTAGAAAAAAGATAGAGGACGCTGGTGGATTTGGTGAAGAAATGAATAATGTCAACTTAAAAAAAGTAGTTGAGTATTTTGAGAACAACCCAGAGGATTCAGATAACCTTCGTAGTATCTCAATAAGTATTGACTCAGACAGTATCAGAAAAGCGATGGCTACACCAAAACCGGAAGAGAAACCGGAGGCGTCACCTGCCTCGACTGAAAAACAGGCAGAGCAAAAACCAGCTGAACCAGAAATCTAAAAGATAAATCCATGGCAGGAATAAACAATTTAAAGGAAGTCTATGAAAAGAAGGGCGAGTCCTTCTTAAATGGACTACTTAACCAATACGTCATCATTAATGAAAAAGTAGACGGTGCGTTCTTTGGAGTAAAAAAGACCCAGGACGACACGTTCAAGTATTTCAAAAAATCGGGTGAGATCACATATGTTGACCAGGTACTAATGAAGTACTACAATCCTGCAATAAAACACTTTCATGATCTCCCTATTGAAAAGAGACAGCGAATTCCAGCAAATTTCTTTTTTGGGTTTGAATACTTTACTAAGAGTGACAGTAGATCGAGCAAGAGAAAAGAAATGCCTAAAAATAACCTGGTTCTTTCGTATATCCATCGATTGGATGAGACTGGTAAGATCGCCGAGACCCTACAGTCTAAGGAGCAGCTTACACGATGGGCTAATTACTTGGAAGTAGAGGCACCACCAATAGTATTTGAAGGTAAACTAGACGATGAACAAAAGAGCAAGATACTAGAGTTCGTATATACTGAACAACGAGGTCTTGAAGAAAAGTTTAAGACTACTTCATTTACTAAATACATCGTTTCAGTACTTTGTCCAGATGAAAAGTCAGAGTTTTCGGACAGGGACCTAGAGACTCTTGTATTTAGGTTCTATGGAGAGGATTCCGAAAACGAGGCATTTTTAGCAAAACTAGTGGATCCTATTTTTCAACAAAGATCACAGGATGTCCAGCCCAAGCAGTCAAACTCACAGGATTATATTTGGTTAATTGTTATTGACCTAATGAATCACTTTGAGATGTATGATATCGACGATCTTCGTAAGATGGTAGCAGATACTGATCAGTATGAACAAAAATACATAGGTCTTATCAATTGCATATTTAAGGACTTTATACAGGACTATTCTCAAAAGTATGAAGGTCTTGAATTGGACGTGCCTGAATACTTAAAGAGACCTGAATTTGAACTTGATGTAAACTTGGTGGGTGATCCAGAAGTGGTGAATATTATTAACCTAAATGCTACTAATCTTGAGATCTATAAAGTTTTACTTAATTTTTTTAGAAAGGTAAGAAAACGTTCAAGCTCAGGATTCTTTACCCCAGAAATGGTCTCACAGCTTAACCTAATCGTGCAAAAGATCAAGAACATTATTATGGGAGACGCCGTGTATGAGGGACTCTTTCCAAGCTTTAGCGAGTTCATAGGATCACCTAGCGATTGGATGACGTTGAGCGAGATTGAGCACGCAAAAACAATAGGTGAGACACTAGAGCCACAAAAGATAAACATTTTAATCGGAGGATTTCAACCTGTAACACTGGGTCATATCAAGGCAGCAACTGCAATGAAGGAAAAGAACGGAAATAAGACAATATTTGTAGCAATAAAGGGCGAGACACCTACTAAAAAGTCTCCGTTTTCCCTTACTACTACCAAGCTTATGCTAAACAAGGTACAGCAAGAATATCCAGAAATGATAGCAGACGTCATGATCGTCCCTAGCGGGCAGATCACCGATATTATAAGAGAACTTAGACCTAAATACGAACCCATTCTATGGGGAACGACTGATCGCCGAGTAAAGGACTATGCTCTACAGTTTGACTATATCAAGAAGAGGGACATACCGTTAAGAATATCTAAGGATTTTAGACTTGTTGAGCTTCCTAGCTTTGTAAAGTCAGAAGAGATTATAGAGCTAATTAAGGACTCTAACTTTGAAGGCTTTAAAAAAGAGACACCTGCATCAGTATCGGCTGAGTTTTTTAACTTACAGAAAGAGATAGGACAAAGAATTAAAGTAAACGAGGCTAGCCAGGACTCACGATTTAGTGAGCCTGATCAAAAGGATGATGATTCTGAAGAAATAGTCTAAAACTTTAGTCTACTTTGCAAATATAATATACAAAACTTTTCTTAAAATGAAGTTTAATGAACTAGACGAATCTGATAAACTTTACATCTGTGAGACATACTACAATCGAGATCTTTCTTGGGACGAACGCATTGCTGGACTCTCTGAAAAATTTGAGTGCTCCACTAGAACGATCGCTAATTGGATCACAAAGCTTAACCTTAACGCAAAGACGGTTGAAGAATCCCCACAGTTAAAGCTGGCACAGTCCAGAGAATACAATAAAAAGACCAAGCGATTTATCATAACTTGGGCACAAAATAACACACCAGTACACACAGACTTTTTAAATAATATTAAGGCATATGCCGAATTTATTAATGCTGACCTACATGTGATCGCTGGTCGATACAAAAATCCAACTAGTATTTGGTCCACAAGTCAAGAATATGAGGAGGTTTGGGCTGAGGAGGTATTAGGCTATCTTGATGCAAATCGACACGATATCCACAAGTACTTATCTATTATGTCTGACGTAAAGATACAACCGACTGCTGTCAATCCAATGACTGGTATGGAAGGACTAAGCGGAATCAATTCTTGTGTGTTTGGTTCGCCGAAGGTACAGATGGAGATGATTCCAGTATTAGAAGGCAATGTTCCTAAGATGATGGTCACCACTGGAGCATGTACCACTAAAAACTATACTGATTCTAAATCGGGTAAAAAGGGAGAGTTTCACCACACTCTGGGTTTTGTGATCGTTGAGATCAAGAACGGAGAGATCTTTTTTATGAGACAGGTGACTGCCACTGACAAAGGAAGCTTTACGGATCTATTCTATAGAGTAGATAAGGAGGAGGTGACTAGAATCAATAAAGTCTCTGCAATAGTTTGGGGAGACCTGCACTATGGCAGCCATGATACTAGAGTGGTCAGTAAGACTCTTGACCTAATGGAAGAACTTAATCCTGACCATGTAATACTACATGATGTTTTTGATGGAAAGTCTATTAGTCACCATGAGGAAAAGGATCCTTTCCTACAGTATCAAAAGGAGATGGATGGTACAAATTCTCTAAAAAAGGAGATCGAGGATCTCTTGGAAGGACTTGCCGATTTTGAAGAATATAATACGGTAATCGTTAGGAGCAATCACGATGATTTTGTGGATAGGTGGTTAAAAAACACCGACTGGCGCAAGAGCGTCACTCCTAAAAACTCTTTAGAGTACATGCAATACTCATCTGCAATACTTAGCGGTGAGGCACCAAATGGTGTGATTCCATGGGTGATAAATGACAAGTATCCACACTTTATAACCCTAGGTAGAAGTGACAGCTATATAGTTAATGGATGGGAATTAGGTCAGCACGGAGACATAGGTTCAAATGGCAGTAGAGGTTCACTACAACAGTTTAGAAGACTTAATAATAAGATTGTAGTAGGCCATTACCACTCTCCAGGAAGAAAGGATGGAGCACTTGCAGTAGGAACATCAACCCAATTAAGAGTAGGTTACAACATAGGAGCTAGCGCATGGTTACAGTCTCATGTAATCATTCATGAAGATTCAAAAGCACAACACATTAACTTTATAAACGGAGAATATACTACTTTGAAATAAATAACTTAGAAATAGGTAATTTGCATGAAGTATATTTTAAACCACATTAAGTACATACTTGAAAAGGTAACTAATACTCGTATCATATGTGATAAGTGTGGATGGAATTGGGCAATTATAATAATGAGCAAGCCGACGCTTTAAAATAATCAATTAGCATGGCCAAGAAAAACGACAGTCAGCAAAATTTTGAAGATTACCGAAAAGGTAAAGCCAAATTACAAAATGCAGTTCTTCAGCACCCAGAAGAGAGTAAAGGAGGAAAATCAGTTTATGATTTTATGAAAGGCTCAGTCAAACGAAACATGTGGGTGATTCCATATGAGCAGTTTAAAAAGCGAGATAAATAACTAAAATCTTACAGGTAATATGAGTTTTGAAGCATACCTAAGAAACTGGCTACGTCTTAATGAAGCCAAGGACGACGACACAGCAGAAAAGAAAGAACCTAGTGATCAGCCTTCTGGAATGGATGAACTCAGTACCATCATTGAGTCTGGAATAGGCGGCGAGACTAGCGATAAGATTGCTAGGACTACTTCATTTGAATCTATTGAACAGGTATTACAAAAACTTGACATATTACTATTAGAAAAAATACAGTCTAATCCAGAACTACAGAAGATCCTAATGGCAATGGTAGTTCCTGGCAAGGTTGAGTGGTTGGGCGAATACTTGACCAAATCAAAAAAGAGCTTGAGTGCGCTATCTACTGATAAAAAGAAGGTGGACCCAAACCAAAACTTTGATGGCTATAAGAGGTTCCTGATTAGGGAGGCAGACGTAAAGAGTAGGATCTATAAGATGCACCTCATATTTAAGTATGTGACTGAGGCACCTGACCTGGATAAAGACACAAATATCCTACTTGCACTAAAACAAATCGGGGCGCCTTTAACTGTATCGACTGAAGAGGGAGCACCGACTGTGAAGATTGGTAAGATTGGGAGAATCGACAATAAAGTAGAATCCAATGAGTTTGAAATGATCGGCTCTAACGGAGAGAATAAGATAGTGAAGAAGGAGGAACTTAAGTCCATTCTTGAAAAAAATCCTGAATTGGCTGAACGTGCAAAATCGATGGCTACCGAGTCTCACAAGAAAAAGCTGAATAAGTTATTACAGAGAACAGAGGAAGCTATTAGAAAGGAGATTATGAACTCCCTAAATGACACTAAAAACATCATCTCAGATCTACCCAATGACGAGACTAGTAGAGAAAAGTTAGAGGTGGATTGGAAGCCTCTGATCGACGCCCTAGGTTATTCAAAGTTCTTTGCTGCACCAATCAAGGAGAAGGAGAAGGAAATCACCAAGACCGAGAGACCAAGTCTTAGAAAAAAGAACAGAATCAAGGAGAAACTAATGAATGCTCTTAACTCAGCATTGCTTCCTCCAATGACTAATGGCGAGATCTCTGAACCTGGTGGAGATTACTATAAACTATTTAAAAAGCTAGAGGAGCAAAATGCGGCCTGGCTTGAAGCTTCCATTAAGGAGTCATTGACTGATGTTGGTCGAATCGCACAGTTTAATACAGCAGCCAGAAATGAGGAGAGCTCGCTAGAAGAAAATCAGTTAGCCTACCTATATGCATGTAGCGCATGGATAACTAAATATGTTGAGAGCGAGGTTGACGGAGAACTATCAAAGAGGGACACGGATAATGCATTAGCAAAGATTAAGTCGATCACCCAAGCCAAAGAGCGCGAGATCAAGAACTATTATCTCTCTAAGGACTTTAATATGAAGAACTTTAAAGGTATACAATTAAAGCCCGATCTTAGGTTACCTCTTTATCAAAAGGTTAGACTTGCAGTTAGCGAAGCAGACCGAATAGCTGAGAGCCCATTAAAGAACCTACTTAAGGGGCTAGGTCAAATCATAGTAGGACTCTTTTCAACGGTACCTGACAGAGGAAATGCAGAACTCGCTAGAAAGAATGCTGCCCAAAATCAAGCGATATTCAATGGAATATTTAGCATCATTAAAGGAGGAGTATACGCAGTAAGCAAGCAGGCTGGGCGAGACCTTGAAAAAGGAGTGAGCAAAGTCACTAATAAGCTAAGACTAGACGCAGTAGGCTTGACACCTTATGAAAAAGGAGAAGGTCCTAAATTCTATAAGTCAGCTGAAAAGAAGACAAATGAGGATGCTGGGATAGGTACCTCTCCAGGAACGGCGATGCAAACTCCAGGGAGCCTACCAGACAATACAATGGATACACTATCTCTAGCAGGGCCAGGAAGAAGAAAGAAAAAGAAAACGGGCTCTCAAATGGTAAAAAGAGTGTCAAGCTTTAAGGATTTCTTGAAAGGAGACGATTAATCTCAGACTTAGATAAGCATAATAAATAATAAAAACTAAAATACGATGGGATTTATTGATTTAGGACTCAATGGAGTGGCTGGAGACGGCCTTATAAACCTTTCAAGACCTGCCGGCATTAATCAAAACACGACAGGTAGCGGAACTGATGAAAAGACAGCAAAGGTCGAAGGTGAATCTGGAAACCAGATACCCTTGATCGGTACAAGCTCTTCGTTTAACCCGTTCTATATCTTTAGATATTCAAATTTTGCAGCTGGAGCCAGTGCAAATACTACTGGTAATTATGACTTGGCAGGACACCGTTTGCTCTATGATACTGCAAGGTACCTTGGAGACTCGGCTGCAAGATTAAGAAATGCGGCTAGGGAAGAAGTTCAGGATCCAACTGCAACTAAGATAGTTAAGTGGGCAAACGATCAAGCCGTAAAAGGAGCGAATCATAAAGGGCCACTGTATCCATATCCGTACTCTCTTTCGGATTTTTATCACTGTAAATGGTACGGTCAGATACCTAACAATCGATTACTGACTCTTAGACGATATCCTATCCCGGTTGAGGATAACTTAGCGGTAGCTGCTGAGAAGCTTCCATTGGTACCTATTGCACAAGCTGTTACTTGGTGGGGCGAAGGGACTGGCAATACACTAGGTAAGATCTTGGCAATGACTTGGGGGTTTAACTGGACAACGTATCCAAAAAAGGGAGAGGAGATTCAAGATGTACAGGGAAACGAAATACAGCTTGAACAAATATTCGATGTGCTTGGTATAAAAACGGAAAATGAGCCGGCTAGACAATTATTAATTACTGCATTTGCTAACCAGTCAGGAACAAATCCATATGCCTTATCTGGATTCGATAAAGTCCTACAGGAAAACATAAAAAAACAATATGAGGACGGTGCGTATGCTAATCGAATAAGAGGACCACTTAATGTAATAACGGAGACACAACAGAGAGATAGAGGATATACATTTTCTTCAGGTACTGGCGGTATCGTGTTAACTTTTGAATATAAGTTAAGGACTCTTGGAACTCCAAGACTTAATCCAAAGATAGTGATGTTAGACTTAATTAGTAATTTTCTAAGTTTAACATATAATAGAGCTAGCTTTTGGGGAGGAGGATATCGTTATTTTCAACAGACTGGTCCATTATTGCCTGGGTTTAATACAGACAGTATGGAGAAAGGCGATTATGCTAATGCATCTAAGGATCTACTTTCAATGTTGACTCAAATGGTAGCTGGCGGTGGATCAGATCTTAAAGATTTTATAAATAAAGCGATTTCGGCTGCGGGAAGCAGTGTCACTGATACCCAAGGTATAGAAGACATATTTAAGACTGCTGTTGAGAGTAGAGTCGGACAAAATTTACTTGCATCTAGACTGGGCGCACTTCACCAGACCCCACTAGTGATGAGGGCACTGGCTGACGGTAGAGCAGTTGGCGAGTGGCACCTAATGGTAGGAAATCCAATGGATCCAGCTGCCGTGATAGGTAACTTAATCCTAAAGAGTACCTCCATTGATTTTGGAGAAGAGTTAGGAGCAGATGACTTTCCAACTGAAGTAAAATTTACAGTCACATTGGACCACGGTAGACCTAGAGCAAAGCAAGATATCGAATCAATTTTTAATCATGGAGGAGGAGACATGTTCTTTACTGCATTAGAACCGCCAGCAAGTACTAGAAATTCATTTGGAGAATATAATAGTCAGAGGGCACTGGACACTAATGGAACATTGCCTACTGCAACAAATGGAGCAGCCGCTGCCCAGCGATCACAATCAACTGCTACATTATCAGATAATGGAGCGACAGCTAACGCGGAAAACTTAGCAAACTATTTTAAAAAAGATGTTGAAAGAAGATACGGAGACGGATTCGCCAAGTCACCTATACTTACAGACTATTTCTTAAAACTATATACAAACGATTAATCATGTTAACTACTAAGCTATTAAGAGTAAAAAAGTTTTTTACAAATGCATTTGGAGAGTCAGTAATAGACTTGACAAGCTCTACATTTAGTTTTGGAGAGGCAACTGGTCCAGCTGGACCAGTCGTAATTTCAGAATTTGAAAACATGCGACCTGACCTAGTGTCTGATCGTGTTCTTGGATCACAGGAATATTGGGAAGCGTTACTTAAATTTAATGGAATATCTAATCCGTTTTCGATTGAACAAGGTGAAATAATACTTGTTCCAGGAATCAGTGAGATCTCAAAACTGATAGTCCCTCCAAAGAGTATTTTAGAAAAGGGGACTGAGCCTACTAAAAAGAACGAAGATGCGGTGATTAGACCCAAGACTGCAAAAGACCAACAAAGATTACAGTCAATTAGGAGCAAGGTGCCCGAAGTAGTACCGCCTAATGTTAACCTGAGTGGTGTAAAAAACGTTAAGGTCGTAGAAGGAAGAGTAATCTTAGGAGGAGACATGACGCAGACCAGTGCAACAAATACTAATCAAGCAGCGGCTAGAAGTAGGATACAGGATCAGTTAAAAAACGGGAATAATTTTTAAAGATGGGATTTAATCAAGTCATAAAGACTCATATTCAGCCGTCAATTAAACTAATAACACTTGACGATTTTGACAATTCTGCTGAGAGTACAACTGGGTCGATCACTAGAAAAAACAAGGGCAGAGCAGACTTTAGTCAGCTCGCAGGTTCGATTAAACCGTTTGTTAAGTTGGCTGGACAGGTAATCACTGATATTGAGTATTTAACTATCGACGAGTCTAGCTTTATTCCAAAGCTTGATCTAACATTTACGGACCCTTCTGGAGAATTTTCAGGTAATTATTTTCCAAAAAGAAATTTGATGGTGAGTGTATTTATAAACAGTGGAAATGACAAGCTTAAACCAGTAAAATCGGACTACTTAATCACTAAAGTAAAATCTATTCCTATTACTAACAGAGGAACAGGTATTAATATTAGTCAGGGAACAATTTACATGATTAGGGCTGAGTTGTTTGTGCCTCGACTCTACAATAATGTCTCCAAAAGCTATCCTAATATAACATCAGTAGATGCAATAAAAGCGATATGTTCTGAATTAGGACTGGGTTACGCCCAAAACGAATTCACGCCAGCTGACTCTATGACCTGGATAAATTATAATACAAGTCCACTAAACTTCCTAAGAGAAATAACTAACTATGTGTATCAGGACGATGAGTCATTTTTTACAGGGTTTATCAGCAAGGAACTGATCTTTAACTTAATTAACGTAAATGAACAATTGATAAAAAACGAGGTAGATGACACTTTTTCAAGTAATTCTAATCCACTTTCGTTAGGCGTAACCCAAACTCAAAAAAACGATCCAGCAAATGCAGCATTTGCAGAAGAGGTAGTGGTTAATTTTTTGACTAATCTAAGAAAAAACATTAATAAACCCAATTACATATATGAAGCTAACTTAATATCTGATCAAGGTGCAGTACTTAAACAGGACGGATATAAGAAAAAGATTTATTATTACGATCATTTTGAGCCAGTTGAAACGGATGACAATGGACAGCCAAATAAGTTTAAACAGTTCTTTGTTGCGCCAAATAATGCACCAGACCTACCCGAATCAACTATGTTGATTCCAGACGATGAGGGAATGGATGAGATCGGTAATAAAAAATGGATGAATATTAATTACGGCAACACTCACGAACACTGGAATGCAGCTCGGGTGTTTAACTCACACAACTTAAAGGAACTAGAAAAGATAAAACTTAGAGTCTTACTTAAGGGAGTAAACTTTCAGGTGATACGAGGAATGGTTATACCTGTCCTAATGACTCTTTCGCTTGGAGAAAAGATTCGTAAAGAGAGCGATCCAAATGGAGATACGCCGATCGACCTATCAAGTAATACATTTGAGGGAGAAACACTCGATTCTGAACTTACTGGCTGGTACTATGTAAAAGAGGCAAAGTACACATTTGATCCGACTGATCCTCACATATTCTATACTGAACTTATTCTAGCTAGAAGAGAATGGGTGCCTAATAAAATAATCTTTACCGCAAATGCATAATTTCTATGGAGTACGAAATAAAGTTGATAACTTTAGAAAAGGTCTATTTTTAGACCCATATGATCAGCCGACCTACTTGACCTTTGCAATAGATTTTAAGTTTGAGAGCATCCCTGAAGATGGTATAACTGGAACAAACACGACGATTGACCCATTATGGAAAAGCCCGCTCTTTGAAAAGGGATCAGAAGAAAATTATAATAGTGCCCAAACATATTTAGGTTCGATCGGTTATAAGGACCGAGAGGAACGAATCGCAAAATTCAAGTCTATACTTGAGTACCTGACCTTTAATGCGCCATGGTATTTTCAGTCAATCTCAGGCCTGGACAAGATGTGGGAGGTAGCGACTAACATGAGCGATGCACGTAAGAGCAAATCGGCAACTATTACTATTGATACGATGGAAGCGATTGACTTAAGAATAACACAATTAGCAAATCTATATAGATCATCAATATACGATACTGTATACATGAGAGAGCTAGTACCAGACAACTTGAGATGGTTCTGCATGGACGTGTATATAGCAGAGGCCAGAAATATTAGGTATAATCCAGCAGGACAATTTAGTAATGTTGCCAGTGCAATAGGCATAGACACAAGCGGAATAAATCGATTCTTGACTAATGCTGGTTCTGCTGCTAGTTCACTATTAGGCAATCGTGAGCTGGACCAGAGCAGCCCGTTAAAGCAGTTTGGTTTCGTAAAGTTTAAGTGTAGGCAGTGCGAGTTTGACTTTTCAGGCAGCTTTCCAGGAGGTCAAAAGCTTGATGTTTCGATGGAGACGACTGCTAAACCTACCGCAAATAGCTTCAAGATCAATGTCGGTTATTTTGAGGAGGAGAGTGAGTATAATGACTCTACTAAAATAACTGAAGATCCAGCGACTAGTTCAATTCGTAATCCATGGAACGCTCGAAACACGGCAGCTAATCTTCAGACTAGAATAGAAGGAGCATCTGATTTGCCTTTTGTTGGAGGATTCGTGGATAATGCAAGACAGTATTCTCAAGACCGACTTCAAACGATTGGAGGACTTGTGAATCCCGCGCTTCGTGCTGCATTTAACTCATCCGGAATTAGGAGCATTGGGGATCTATATGCTGGTAACAATCCATTTACTGACGGCGAAGGAAAGACAATCAGCGGCAATTTTCCAAGAAACGACAGTTCAATCGCGAGCAGGGCTCAAGCATTATTAAATAACTCAATTTACCCAGATAAGTTTCCAAATAATGATGGTGACCGAAACCTGGGCAGAATCTACTAATATAATACTATATGATGTTAGACCGTAATCACGACATATCAAACAGGGACATAAACGACCTATTGGATAAGCAATTCTTAGGAGTTGTCGAGCTCATAGACGACCCTAGAAAGGAAGGTCGAGCCAGGGTTAGAGTATATAGCATCCATGACGATCTGCCCGCTGAGGATATACCATGGGCATATCCTAAAAACAAGAGTCTGTTCTTTGGACAAGGAGGCAAGGCCGGTTCAATCTCTATACCTAAAGTAGGAAGTATTGTTGCCGTTAGATTTGACAATGGTAATCCATACTCACCAGAATATTTTGCAATCCACGAATTAGCACAAGATATCAAGGATGAGTTGAATACTGAGTATGATGGAAGCCATATCATTCTATTCGATGGAGACCAGGAGTTAAAGCTGTGGTTTACCGTAGGCAAAGGGCTAACTATCTCAGTAAAGGGCGCAAGTATTAACTTAGCACCGGATAACCTAATAACAATCAAGACTGATAATAAGGTGGTAGTTGATTCACCTAATATCGAATTAGGGTCACCAGACATTCCAAGCATATCAGAATATCTATTAAAGGGGGAGACTTTTCTTAACATGTTTAATACTCATGTACACCCATCATCTGGCACTCCACCGCTAACTCCGATACTTCCAGACAGTGGAGTAATAAGCGGAACCACAAAAACTAAATAAAGATGGCACTAGAAGATCAAGCAAAAGCAGTAACTAAATTAGGATCACTAGGAACAGATATTCCTGGATTAGACGCAGATAGCGTGATTGAAAACCTGATCAAAAGGGACGAGAATCTTGGTAAATACTTAACAATGATTGATAATGCAAAAGCAGAAAAGGTATATCGCGGAATGTCTGAAGAAGAGGCAGAGGTGTCAGCTGAAGAGTCAAAGAAAAAAGTACTTGAAGAGATAAAAAAGAATCTTAAACCTGCAGTCGAGGAAGATATTATTAAGATGAAACAGGAATACAAGACAGCAAAGGAAGCACTTGACTCGATTCCGACTGAGACTCAAGCAACTGTCGCGACTGCTGCGTTACCTGCTGCACTTCATCCAGCAGTACCAAATCCAGCATATACTCTAGGCATTGCATTACAGACAAAAAAGAATCTACTTAAGACTCTTAATATAGTCCTGTCATCTCTAACCACTGTAATAACACTGGCTAATAAATTAAAGTTTGAGTTGCCACCAGTTGTGTTAACCCTAGTTAGCACCCTAACGATTGTGACAACAGGCCTCTCACTTATTCCAGGTTAATCCCATTATCAAACTTATATTTTTCCCAATCTTGCTTATTCATTAGGTCAGGAAAGCGCTCTCCTCCATTACAGGATTCTTTGACATATAGCTTGCCTGGTATATCACAGCCGCAATATACACAATATTCTAGCCTTACGCACTCGTCTTTACAAATCATTGCACGATAGGCGACCTGTTCCTTTTCGTGTTCAGGCAGAAGATACATCTTGTCCCCAAGCATCTTGAGGTTACCTTCAATGTAGTGCTTAATATTTTTTAGAGTTATTTTCATTGTTTCATCATTTTTTTTTCGACTTTAGTTATCTTACGTGCTTCATATCCTCCTCTAGCAGCATTAATTAATTTTATGTGATTTACTACATCGATTAGCTGATCAAAGCGCCAAGCATCCTCTAATAGGTGGGTTTCGTTGAATTCATTGATGCTAAAAGTGGACTCTAGAAAGGTTGCGCCAAGCATCGAAGCACCTAATAAGAGTATGTCCGGCGTCATGAAGGAGTTATTCTTAAAACCTATTGAGTACTTTTTTTCAAATTCGATTGAGATAGCTTGAAGGTATTTTATGTAGTCAAGTCGAGGTTCCCCAAAAGAGTGATGGACTACCATATCTGGCTGAGATGCCTCGATCGCTCGGTCGATCTCACGTTGAGAGTTGCCGCCAGTATAGAGAACAAGATAATCTGAACAGTCCCGAGCATGTGCAAGAAGGGTAAAATCCTTTAATCGAGCTTCAGAAATTCCCAACATAAAGCCTGTACCTCCGTTTGGAAGCTTAGAATAGTATGGACGAGCTAAGTCTACATCACGAATAGAGGAGACTACTGGAAACCATGAAATTTCTCGTTCTCTACACTCTAAATCAATTTCATCGTATTCTAAAGGCGAAGTGATGCTGCTCTTAGCCGGATCGAGCGCCAAATAATTGATTATGCCAGGATTAAATGATCGGATCACATTTTTTATCCTGATCAAATTATTTGCGGTGTCCTGATTAGTCCAATCTATTGATAAACATATTTTTGCTTTTTCCATTAGAACCTTTTCTTTTTTTCTTATACAATATAGATTAGATCTAGTTTAGAAAAAATCCCAATTAATGGATCACTATGCAAATTTAGGAGTTCCCAAGACTGCTACCCAAGAAGAGATAAAAAAAGCATATCGAAAGCTTGCAGTAAAGTATCACCCAGACAAGACTAATGGTAACAAGGAGTCGGAAGAGCTTTTTAAAAAGATTTCAGACTCATATACTGTGCTCTCAGATGAAAGGAAGAGGGAAGAGTATGATAAAAAATCTAGAGTAAATTCTAACTGGTCTTCAGGATATGAGAGCACGGGTTTTGGATTTGACGATTTTGTGAGAAATTTTGCGGATGCCGACTTTAGAAGAAGATCGAGTGATCGCGCAAGAAAGACACAGGGACGCACTCATCCAACTCCACCTAAAACCGAACATCTTAATATTTATGTACACGATAAAATAGATTTAAAGGACGCGATTTTAGGTAAAAAGATCGAGATAAGTTTTAGTAGAGAAAAAATAAATTATACTGGCAAGGCAGGTAACACGTTAACCTTTGATAAGATCGATGAGGAGAAAGAGATTAACATTAGTATCGACCTTAGAAAAAAATACATTGCGATTAAACGTGATACTGGAGCATACATAATATCTGCTAGGGTACCTGGTCTAGGAAATGAGGATGTAATCACACAGTTAAACATATGGGGAGAGATTGAACAGGTTCCTCTGATGGGAGACTTGCATGTGACACTGGAACTAATTATGCCTGAAAACATTAGGATCGAGGATAACTGCGTGATACAAACAGTCGATATATCTTTATCAAAATTACTCTTTAATGAGACCAAGATCAAGATAGAGACGATTGTCGACAAAAAATACGAAGTTGACTTTAATGGTCCGAAATCTGCATCTAATCTTAAGTTTTCAATACCTAATGAAGGACTGGTTGATGGCCAAGGTAAGATCGGAGAATACCTAGTAAAATTTAACGTGACCTTGCCTCAGGTTGAAGAGTTACCAAATAAGGATTTAGTAAAATTAAAGTCGATATTATTAAATTGCGAAAATAAAACTTAAAAAGTTTAAAGAAGCCCTTAATAAATAATAAAAAATATTTTGGGCTTTGTCAAATCTAAAATCAGCACAAACTAACACTAACGATTGGGTACTAATCGTTGAAAATGTAGGTGAAAAACTTCAAGTAAGGGATTCATCTACGACTGGCACAGTCCTCGAAGGAGTATGTGCGGTATTCGGTCAGATGAATAACAATCGCCGAGTATACGAAAAAACGGAATACTTACCTCACCTTACCTATCTTCAAGAAAAGATTAATAAGCGTCAGTTAGTAGGAACGGTTGACCACCCTCAACATTTCGAACCAAAATTAAGCGAAGCTTCACACATTATTGAAGGCTTAACATATGACGGTGGAGATAAAGTATACATTAAAGTAAGACTCCTAGAAAACACTCCACATGGTAAATTAGCGAAAGCATTACTTGACGGAGGAGTTCAGTTATCAGTTTCTTCAAGAGCAGCTGGACAGGTAAGTGAGAGTGGTTATGTAAAATTACAGCGAATCTTTACCTATGACTTAGTAGGAGAACCTGGATTTACTGATGCAATTCTACGTAAAACAGTTAGTGAATCACTAAAGAATGACTTTTCAATGATTACTGAGAGTTATAACTCGATGAAGGAAAACTCTTTTATTCATAAGTCTGGACTAATGGATATTTCAGAAAATTTAAACTTTGCAGATAATTTTAAAGTCTATAAGATAAATAAATTAGAAAATGGTTCAGGAACACAGTTCCGAGGAACTTTGCAAGAACAAAAAAATAACAACACAATGGCCGAGTTTGTAACAAAAGAACAAATGGACAAATATTCAGAAGTTCTTAAAACACAATTCAATGGAATTAAAAAAGAACTTAAAAATCACAAGTCTGTTTTGGAGTCTGCTCAATCAGGTAATGGATCAACTAATTCAGAATTAGTTGGATTCGTAAATTATTTAGCAGAATCTCTAGAAGGAGTGATTAATTTCGCTGATTATCTTTCTCACAAACTAAACGAGTCAGTTAAATATACTGAGCACGTTTCTGAGACAGTTAACAACTCTATCGATTATTCTTCTTATTTAGGAGAAAAATTGAACCAGTCAGTTAACTATCAAGATTACCTTTCAACTAAGGTGAACGAGTCAATCAACTACGCAGAGTATATTAAAGAAAATGTAAACAATTCTATTAAGTACCAAAATTATTTGGCTGAAGAACTAGATAAAGGATTACAGTATGTTGAATACGTTGCTGAAGGAACTAATCGTTCTATTGAGTTCGGAGAATATCTTTCAGAAAATATTAACTTAAACAGAGATTACTCTCAATATGTTGCTGAAAAATTAGGACAGTCTATTGGATACTCTGAATATTTAGCTGAATCTCTAGGAGACGGAAACCATGTAGGTACTCGAAATGTTTTAGGTAAAGTTTCTAAATTAAATGAATCTAATTCAATTGACAATCTAATCTCTAAGGTTGATCAAGTGATTACTGAAGTAAACGATAAGTCATCTAAAGCAGTTCTTGAGAGCAAGTATCCTTTCTTAAAGGTTATGGGAGAAGCAAACAAGAAAGTTTTCTTTAACTTACAATCAGACACTAAACAAGCTATCGTTGAAGCTCTTAACGGATCAGTTTGGTTTAACGAAAACGACATCGTTGGTATCATGGAAGCTGTTGTAAATCACAAAGAACAAAATATTCCTACCTATATCAGATTCATGCCAGTAGAATACAAAGCTACTTGGAACGAAATGAATGAAAACGAAAAAAGTAAAGTTCACGCAAAAGCACAGCTTTATACAGTAAACACTCCATACCAAGTTAAAGCATTTTGGGATGATATTGATATGAGAGGAATCAATGAAAGAATTGAAACACAAAAATATAACACAAAAATAACGCAACAACTCAACGAGAGCCAAAGTACAGAAGGCTTAATACCTGTAAATCAGGTTGTTGAGATGCAGAGAGGTTACTCTCAAGGTTACTTAGAAACAATGTTGAGAAACGCTGGTTCTAGATTGTAACAAAAAACTAAAAAAATCATTTTAACAAATGGCACGTACTAAAATTTTCAAACGTTCAAGCGACAATCGCTTAGCGAACACATGGCAGCCGATTTTAGAAGGTTACGGTGCTGATGTTGCTAAGACTCCATGGTTAGCTGAGTATGCTCACAACCACGCGATCTTTGATAACACTACACCTATCTTCGAGCAAACGACTCCAGGTGTATTTTTCCAAACTCCAGGTTCTCTTGGTGGTTTTATGGGGAACCCATCAGCTCCAACATCAGCAATGACTCCGTTCACTGCAGGTGCTAAGAATTCTTTCTCAGCTGATGCTAACGGTTCAGGTGATAAATTTCCATCACTTTTACCAGTTGCTATTCAAGTAGCAGCAAAAACTATTGGTTTTGACCTAGTTCCAGTTATCCCTATGGATTCTCCAGTTGGATTCCTTCCTTACTTGGATTATCTATATGCTGGCGGTAGAACTTCTACTGGTAACTTCGATCCTTATTTGGTTAAGTTAGAAGGTTTAACATCAGATAGCTTCGCTGTTGCTCTTACTCCTGGTGATGCAGTAGCTATTGTTCCTGCTGGTGATTTCACAGCAGAGTTCGTTGGTTATTCACGTGTAGACGGTACAATAATCATCAAGATCACAGACGACGGTTCAGTTGACGGCGCTACTACTGCTGCTGCAGAGTATGTTGGTGCAGCGATTACTATCGATGGTAACGCCCTTGTTGTTGGTGCTGCATGTACTGGAGTTTCTCTAGTTTCTGCATTAGAAAACCACATCTCTGGTTTCACTTCAGTATCTGATGCAGATTACGCAACTACTCCATTCAATGGTTCTTACCTTCCTTCTACAGGATCTGTACCTGGATCAATGAAGAGAGAAGCTGGTGAAAACTCTAAATTCCGTCAAATGGGATTAAGAATGTTCACTAAGTTTGTTGAGGCTGAGACTGACCAAGTTTCTATCTCTGCAACTGTTGAGCAGATCCAAGACTTGAACAGAGTTTGGAACTATGACGTTATCTCTATGTTAGAGAACGTAGCGGTTAATGACTTGGCTCAATCAATCAACAAAAGATTAGTTGACCGTGTATTACAATTAGCTGATGTTCACTCTACAGAAGTTAACTTAGTTGAAGGTGGTGGTGGTGTTATTACTGACCTTGACTTGACTGCTGGTGGATTTGATAACACTTCTACATTACAAAGAAGATTAGTTACTAAAGTTCTTGAAATGGCAAACTTGATTTACCATAGAGGACGTTTCGGAGCTGGTACTTTCTTAGTAACTAATGGACGTGTTGCTTCTGCAATGGCTGATGTTGCTGGTTACTCAATCGCGCAAGTTCCAACTGATATGGGTGGAGTTGCAGGTAACCTTTACCCAGCTGGTAAAGTTTATGGAGTACAAGTTTACGTTGATCCTAACATGGCTTGGGGAGACTCAAGAATCATGATTGGTCGTAAAGGTGCTGACGAAGAGCCAGGTGTTAAATTCATGCCATATATCATGGCTGAATCTCTTCAGACTATTTCTGAAGGTACATTCTCTCCAAAAATCGGTATGAAATCAAGATACGCGATTACTGAAGCTGGATGGCATCCTGAAACTCAGTACATTAATATTAATGTTACTGGAGCTGCTCTTGGAGTTCTTACAGGTTCAAATGTACTAGTAGGTATCTAATCTTAATAGACAGATATAAATTAAAGAGGATTCGAAAGAGTCCTCTTTTTTGTTTATGGAGATAAATAATAAAAAACTTATAGAAATTATGACAAGTTTAATGTCAACATTCTTAGGAATACAATCTCAATTTAAAGTGTTTCATTGGCAGACACAATCTTATGCTAAACATCAAGCATATGGTGGAATATATGATACACTTAGTGAATTATCTGACGATTTTATGGAAATATACATGGGAAAATACGGTCGAGTAGCCCTAGAGGGAGATACTGATTCTATCTTATTAGGTAATATTGGAGAAGTAAACATAGAGGAATTCCTGGACACTATTGTAGAATTCTTATTAAGTTTTAATCATAAGCTAGATGGTAACAAGGACAGTGATCTCTTAAATCTTAGAGATGAGATGCTAGCTGCAATTAATAAGCTTAAATACTTATTAACTCTAAAATAATTTTAAGAAAGATGTCATTTATAAATTGGGGACACGAGACACCTGAACAATTACAGGCTCGTAAAAAAATGGAAGATACTCTTCTTTTTGAACAGGCAGCATATAGTGCGGCAATGGCGGCAGCTGCCGCTGCGGGATCAAGCGCACCACTTAGTACATACATTGTGACTATCGATACTGCATGGCTATATCCAATAGCTGATATTGACTATGTTCTTGAAACTACTGAGATTAACTTTGTACAGGAAGGAAATGATCTTATTTTTAATACACTAGGCGATCTTACTGATTTTTACGATGAGGTATTTATTAAAACATCTGAGAGTCAGCCAGTAGGGAATGTTGGATATTCACTTGGAGTAGGTACACTATTGTTAGAAAAGAGAAAATCTCTTAATTTAAAACTTAGTACTGGAGAAAAGGTTGTTACGTGGAGATTATTTGAACAATTAACAAATCAAGAGGACGTACTTAGTCCAGGAAATTCGCCAGATGGCACCATTGGATATGGTTCTATCTACAACGATTATGATCTAAATGGAATACAAGATCCAACTAATGCAAGCCCGCCTCCTGCATATTCAGATCCACTCAGAATTATTAAGTATATTGATTAAACAACAAAAGAGGACTTATGTGTCCTCTTTTTTAGTATGGCGGGCTCTCTTAACCGAGAGAATAAACTAGTTCAAATGAAATTTGAGTTTATGATGGCATCCTTTTGAGCTCGTGAATCTTGAATTTTGAATATTCATCGCAATCAAACATCGGTTCTAGATAGTGTGTAGGGCATTGCTGCTCTTATAAACTTGCATACTCTTGCTCAGGTTAAGATCGCCCATTTAGATCTCAGTAGTATGATTAAATTTATCTAGTTTTTCCTGTATCAATTCGATCTTGTTTTCGATCTCATCAATCTTGGCATCTTGCCATAGGATATCAAGCTCAGCATTCATCACAGTTGTGACGTTTTCGTATCTTTCTCTCCAAGTACCATTAGCAGTACTTACGGATCTTACTCTTTGTACCAGAGCTTTTAATTCAGAAAGCTCAAAAACTAGTGATCTAATTGGTTCAGAAGCAGTGTGGATTCGGGTCTTTAATTCGACTAAGTTAGCCAATTCGTTCTCAGCTTGTAAATAGAGATCTTTAGTACTATATGGTCTCTCTGCTCCCTCTTGAACAGAGTTATAACGATGGATCTTTTCCCAAATCTTCTGGATTCCAGCGATCTTTTTATTCTTTTCCTTTAGAGCTTGTGCGATTGTCATAATTATTATTTTTTTGTTTTTTAGTTACTCGTCGTCGATACTTCCTTAAATCATTAACTAGAATAACTTTAGGTGCAGTACCATTATAGATAGGATCATTTTGCCAAGTAGTATAGATTAGTCTACCCATTTGATCGTTAATGATATAAATAGTAGAACGATCAGCTGTTGCAACAACATACTCATTAGAAATAGGCTCTTGTAAAAAGCTTAAGTTAACACAGGCTGTCAGAAAAAGGATTAATATAATTGTTTTCATGATTAATTATACTATTACTTCAGGGTAAGGTTTCCATTCTACCTCTTCTTCGTTCCTTCTGAAGGCAAGAAGTATCTCGCCAGACTCATCTTTACCGATAGCCACAAATCCATACCCTTCACAGATATGTGGAAGATAGAAACCATTTTCAATCTTGGAGGCTATTTCTAAGATATCAAAGTCCCATCCAAACTCAGGATCTTTGTGTTCACAATATTGTTTTGAAAACTCTGCCATTCTATTTAGATTTAATTAATAATCATTAATAGTTAGTAATAATTATTAATAGTTAGTAATAATTATTCTTTTGTATCAAGAAATTCCTCAAACCACAAAAAAAGAAGAATACCAGGTATAGTTAAAATAATTCCTGGAAGTATAAACAAAGCAATTATGGATCTGCCAACCACCGTCAAGTATTTTTTCATTTTATTAGTTTTACTCTTGTTACTTCACCCTTTCTATTTACTCGATACTTTATTTTAAACGTATCTACCATTATTGTATACTGTTCATTTAGATGAAGACAATTCCACTCACAGTTATCGTGGTGATATAGGTGAACGTGTATCTCGTCTAGTTTTTTACACTTTAGATATTGTACTCTTTGATGATTCCAATTAGAACAACTAGTTAGCAATAAAAGTAATATTAATAGTCTCTTCATAATATAGATCTTAGCTATTATACTCTTTTTGAAGTGCTTTTTTCAATTCTTGTAAATCTTCTCGATACATGTTCAGAGGCTCCTTCTTCTTAATCTCTTCAAGTTCCCTCTCTTTTTGAAACTCAGCACTTATTAAGTCTTCATATGTTTCCTTAGTAAGTGAATGAATCGGCATCCCTAATAGGTATTGATATGATCCATTTATCTCATCAAAGTTATCTGTCTCCAAGTAGAGAATTATCTCTTTTCTAGGAACATTATTGATCTTTAACTTACCCTCAATTATGGCTTTTACGAAACGTGCTCTATTTGAGAGTAGAGCGAGTTCTTGATTTAGAGTATCAATAATAAATTGCTTTCTCTTTTCATAAAAAGTGAGCCTAAATTGAACGAAATATTCAATAATCTCACTGGCTGAATTAAAGATTTTTAATTTACCGTGTTCGTCCAATACTGTAAAGTTCTCAGTCTGGCGTTCTTCCATCTTTAGGAGTCTCTTTAATCTTACTGAGTCACCTAACATCTTAAGATCTTCTCGTCTAAACTTAAGAACATAATTGATGTTAGACTTGCAGTTATTTTCGTAACTTGCAATTCTTCGGGAATCTTCAAGATCGATTAAGTGCTGGTCGAATTTTTCATAAGTAACAGAAGGAGGAAGCTCTGTAATATTCACAGTCGTGGTATTTTTTACTTCATACTTTCCACTAAATATCCATGAAAACTTTTCGGGGTCTATTAGTTCGCAACCTCCAATAAACTCTCTGTTCCATGGAGTAGGTTCAGCATATTTTTTACCCTCTAGAGATTTTAAACAGGCATCGATTAGGCTAATTGGATTGCGATTTAATATATTTGTTGCGAAGCCTACTGCAATCCCGCTACCGCCATTCAGGAGGACAGTTGGGATAATAGGTAAGAAATATTTAGGTTCGATCTCATTGCCTTCCTCGTATCGAGATTCTAATAATTCAAAATCTTTATATAGGAGTCTAAAGTTCTTATGTAACTTGGTTGCTATATAACGAGGAGCGGCTGCTTCTGGCGAACGTAAGGATCCAAACTGACCAATATCTTCTAATACTGGCATTGAGTTCTTAAACCTTTGTGCCATGCCAATAATTGCTGAATTAAGAGAGCCGTCTCCATGGTGATAAAAAGCGTCTGCCGCCACCCGACCGGCTAATTGAAAGATCTTCATTGGTTTTTCTGAACCGTTCTTCCATACTTTATTTGCAACAAAGATTACTTTGCGTTGAGTTGGCTTGAATCCATCGATCACTGATGGAATTGCCCGCTCTTCAACGACATATACTGCATACTCCTTATAGTCGTTATCTAAATAGTCGGTTACTGTCTTTATTTCTGGCTTTCGCATTTAAAATAATTGTTTTCTATAAGATACTCATAAAGACCTTCAAGATCTTTACATATTTCCACTTGTTCACCATCATTGATCTTAGAATATGCATTCATTTCTGGATTTCCTACACCGTCTTGTAAATAGTTTTTCTCATACATAAACCAATTAAACCAGTCTAATCCTTCAGCTGTTAAGATTTCTCCCCAAAGATACTCGATTACGACATGGTAGCCTTCAGTAAACTCTATTAAATCGACTCCCTGTTCATAGGATTTATCAATCCGTGATGAGTTTTGGACCATCTGGTCAGTGATAAATTTAAAGTGTTCAAATGTCATAAGTTGGGATTTTCTTATCTTTTACTTGGGCCTAAACTAAAGTTTTGATTGCCCATGAAATGAGACCTATTATGGATCCCATTATAATCATCCAAATAAAGACAAACTTAGGCCTTCTTTCAAACTCGTTGTAGTATTTCATTAGTTATTAGTTATTTCCAAGGATTCTGTCCTTTCGTGGTTGAGAATCCTTACCAAACCATGACTCAAGTGAGTCTCGATAGTCTTTATCGTTCTTGATTTGCACAAGATAAGGATTTTTGATTATTTCTTCGTATTCGGCGTCCTCGAGGGCTCCCAATCCCTTTTTGTATTCGATTTCCCAAGAAGAGGTCTTATTCTTCCTCAGCCAGGCATCAAACTCTTCATTTGTGTAAAAATTAAGTGAGTCTTTGCCTTTTTTAGCGACAACTAGTGGAGTCATTACCTTGTATACCCTACCTTGGTCAAAAAGTTCGGGCCAAAAGCGATTAAAAAAGTTAATTAAGGTTGCTGCAATGTGACTACCGTCAGGATCGGCGTCAGTATAGATATAGATGCGACCGTAGCGTAGTCCTTTAGGTTCTTCGCCTAATTTTAGTCCCAGGGAGGCCATTAACTGCACGGCTTCGTCATTTTTAGCGATTTCAGAGGGTTTCATCTCACTTACATTGATAAATTTACCCTTTAGAGGAAATGCACCAATTATTTGAGTGTCTCTAAACTTACGAACTGCTGAAACTGCTGAAAGACCTTCATATATGCCTAGGATACATACTCCGCGGTCACCTTTGCGTTGTGCATCGATCAATTTAGGTATTTTTGTCTTATCTAGGTCCTTATTTAGCTTTCTGAGCTCAGCTCTCTCTTGAGCAAGGGCTTTTTTCTCTATCCAATCTAGGACCGACTGTATTATTTCAGACTTAAAGACTAGTTTTGCTAACTTATCTGTCACTTCGTGCTTAGTTCCGAAATCTTTGACCTCAGTGATCAGTTTTTCCTTAGTTTGTGAGCTAAAGAATGAATTTACAATAGTCGAATCGATAAAAACGTATATGTGATTGCGGATATCGCTTGGCTTGACGTCGACTTTGTGTTTTTTCTTGATCATCTCTCTTAATTGAGCGATTAATTGATTAGTAATGTACTCTACGTGAGTTCCGCCATCTTTAGTATGTACTGAATTGACAAAACTTACGTTTTGAAAGCCATTTTCAGACTTTGCAAAGCCTATTTTCCAATCTTTGGTCTCTTCAAAAAAGTATTCTTGAGCATAGAGCTGGATATATTCCTCAAAGCTCTTAAATTTAAGAACAAAATCCTCTTTTTTACCGTCCTTGACCTTAGTTAGCTTCAAGGTAAGCTTGTTATTACATGCAACTAGGTCCAAGCAACGTTTAAAAAGTATCTGAAAAGACTTTTCGTCAATTAATCGCATCTTAAATCGTTCAAGGTCCGGAAAAAATGAGATTTCGGTGAATCCACGCTTGGCTGGGGTGATCTTTGCAGTAGTTCGTTTTCCCATATTGTCAGTAAAGACTTGGTCAAATCGGTTTTTACCATCACATGTGGAAATAGTGAACTTTTTGCTAAATATATTAGTTAAAGTGGAACCAACACCATTTGTTCCGGCAACAGTACGCTGTTCTGAGTCATCAAAGTTGGATCCAGCCTTTAGATTTGAGAAAATCATTTCAGGAATCCATTCTTTATGGACTGGGTGTTTTTCTACTGGAATTCCGCCGTTATCCCATACTGAGATTTCAGTAGTGTCTAAATTAATCGTCACCCTAATCTCATTCAGTTTAGGATTTCGACGATGTTCATCTACCGAATTTGAAACAATCTCATCAAATAATTTAATAAAGCCCGGATTATAGTGAACCTCTTCAACCGTTACCTTCTCTCCATCATATAGATGTTGCTCTCCAGTATGGATAGCGACTGATCCAATATACATTGATGGTCTGAGCAAAACATGCTCAATGTCAGTCAGTTTTTGATATTTTGTTTCTATTGATTTTTTAGCCATTATTTCTTTGCTAATTTTTTTACTTTTAGTGCGTCTAAAAAGTATTTAGGCACGTTTTTATTTTCTAGGATTTGGTCAAAACACTCGTCTAATATGTAGGTCTCTGCCCAATCGTCATCATTTCTTATTGATCTACCATATGCTTGTAAAAGGTCCACCAGGGTCTTCCAATTATACCACTCTGGTCGAGTTTCAAGTCTCTTCTTAATCTTTGTACTAACAAGATTAGGAAAAGGTACTTTTAGGATTACTTGAAAACGAGAAAGTTCGTCTTTTAGATCGACTCCATTAATCATCGATGGTGAGACTAGGACAGTTTCTATTTTTGAAGTAAGGTGATCCTCTAGTGACTTTTCTCTAGTTATTGAATCATGGAATATTAAACGAACATCTTGAATAGAGTTTTGAATCCACTTACTAAACTCATAATTCGCTGTGTGGATAATACCCTTATGTTCGTGGTTCTTTTCTAGGATCTTACCAATTATTGGTACTGCTCTAGCAAAAGTCTCCTTCTTATTATAATAGGACATTTTACCGAATCTTACGTAGATTACAGGTCGAGCTTCAGCTTTAAATGGACAAGGTAATGCAAGATAGGTTGACTCATGGTCCTCAACTCCCATAATAAATGAAAATAACTCTCGATCAAGTAGTGTACCTGACATTAGGATCACATGGTCATACTGGTCCCAAAATAACTCTTTAAGATAGAGATTTCCCCAAATGGGTTCAACTAAGATTCGGGTCTTGCCATACTGGTCTAGGTCCTTTTCAAAAGTCCAATTAGTCTTGTAGTTTTCTCGATCGTTGACGAATCTGTTGTATTTACACATTGACTTATCGACGTGATCGGCTTTCTTAATTAGATCAATCTTTTTTTTCTTAGCTCGGGTTTCCTTAGCTTCCTCCAATAACTCATAGGCTTTTTGCTCAAGTAAGGGAACAAGTATATCTTTAGTCCAGTCTGAAAGTTCAGTCAAGCTTGAAATATTATCGAGGTCTCGTTCCATCCAATCTTGCCAGACATCTAATATCTTTAAACTGCGTTCAGAATAGGTAGAGAGGATAAAATCACAAAAGGTCTCCTCAAAAGCATGAGCCTCATCAATTATAAGAAGTTTAGAATTACGCTCAGCCATCATCTCTGGAGAATACATTGAGTATGCTGTCACTAGATGAAAATTGGCTAGACTTACTGGGCTCTTTAAAAACTTTGATTGTGCGATCTTATGAGGACAGATAGTACAACGCTTTTCATTTGCTTTATTTATGACTTGAGCATCACCGCAACCCATACCTTGAGTACGACACCAGTAATTGTTCTTGCCCTTAAGATTGGCTGCAAAACCAAAGTCTTTTACGTATTGATCTTGTAGGATTTTAGTATTGGTAATAATATCAGTTTTGGCCTTTTTTGAGTGTTCACCTCGATACCACTCAGCAATCATGATCGCGGCATATGATTTTCCAACTCCAGTGGGAGCATCCACCATGATAAATTTCTTTCCATCCTTAATAGAAGACTTTACAAAGTCCAGTATTTGGACCTGTTGAGGTCTTGGTGAAAACTCAAGAGGGATATCGCTCATGTAGTAGTTTCTAGTTTTATTATTATCTTTTTAATGTCCTGATGAATCTCCCTTATTTCTAAGGCAAGTTCATTGTTAGAATCAGCCTTTTCCATGGAGGAGGAAACCCGTCGACAACACTCTCTAATTATCGCAAGTTCACGTTTTGAAAGCTTGGGGCCAAGTAGTTTTCTTAACATCTTTCGTTATTTATACAATTCTATTAATAAAACTCAAAATTGCTCACTGGTTTCAATTTGGATAGGATGATACCACATTCTGCGACCGTTCTTGTCGGTAAACCAGTGGCCCTTGCCATAACACTTCATCCACTCATCAAAACCGCTAGGTTGGATATCAAATGGATTTTCCCAATCCTTTAATTGACCTCCTCCAAGAAAGTATGCCTCTCGAGGAAGCCGTTCGCATAGGTCTAGGATAGATGGGTTCATAGTGATTGCGGTACGAGCATCCACAAAAGGATCCTGTGCTGCATGGAAAACTATCTCAGCTCTAAGATAGTTGCCAATTCCGTTAAAGTATTGCTGGTTCATGAGCACCAGGTGAATCGGCTTATTAAATTCCTTCTTGCCTAGGTTAGCGAAGATATTCTCCCTAAAAAGCCTAGATTCATGTACTGGACACGGCCCTCTATTTTGGGACCAATCAGTAGCAACATTCCACCTAGCAAATCGACGAGTGTCAACCAAGCATAGACTATGCTGATCAACAGTATTGAATTTCATGTGAGTATGTTTTGGTACAGCATCACGGTGACATAGCGCCCAGTGACCAGACATGCCCATCGAGCAGCTGATCTTCATAAAGACCTCACCTCCTTGAATTAGGGAGAGCATGAGCTCCTTGCCTCGAGATTCAGCAGTAATACTGAATATCTGAAGGTCAGTCGGCTGGACTATACCTAGTTTTCGATTCATGGCACTTTCTGAAAAGGAGATTGATGTAAAATTCCTTTCTCTGCAGGCTAGATTTATGAAATCCGCCATTATTTTTATCTCTGCAAGTTCTGGCATATCATTAAGATACTAAAAAAAAAATTGACATATTAAAATAAATAACTAAAAAAGTATCTAACATGTCATATTTGTTAAATTATAAAAATTGGAGAGCACTATATGAAAGCCAAACTAATATTTTTGAAGATGGAGAAGACCCATACGGAGGAGTTGGTATGATTGATGATACCAAAATCAAAGATAAAGGCACAGTTGATCCATTTGCAGACATGCCAAAAGAGGGCAAGAAAAGATTAGAGTATTTAGTAAATAAAGCAGGAGACCTAGATTCACAGGCGATAAAAAAGGCAGGAGCAGCGCCAGCAACTTCACTTCTACCCTACGATGCAATAACTGACTGGATGATTACTGCAGGTAAGCCTACTACAAGGAGCGATGGAAAAGGAGGATATAAAGATTTTTCACCAGAATGGAAGAAAAGATTTAAAGATAGAGAGCCTTCCATGAAATTAGAAGACTGTATTCAATGTATGCAGTATTGGAATGGAATAATTGATACGACTAAAACAAAAAAAGAAACTATTGAAATAAACGGTAAACCGTATGATGTTGCAAATTATGACACTGCTCGAGTAATTAGACAATTGGATCAATTAAGTAATCTCAAAAAAGTTAAATCTTTAGTAGAAGAGGCATGGAAGGCTAAAGGCATTATATATTTTAATACTGGCTCGCCTTCAGAATATGAGTTTGAAGGAACTAAGTATTCTATTGAGAAAGACAAACAGGTAACATTTGACCCAAATTTAATCGTTGAAAAGAGTAAGATTTTACTAGAAAAAGCGAAAAAAACATTTGTAAACACTGGAAAAACCAGAAGAAATTCAAAGACTGATATGCTTTCTCCAAACCCCAATTCAGATAATGTATGGTTTGATACAGGAGAGGGAGGAAAATATTATTCAAAGAAATCTAGAGATCAAACTGGAAGCTTTTGGCTATGGTATCAAATAATATCGGACGATGCTCAATTTCAAAAGTTATTAGCTAGATTCGATGATCCAACTTATGTGAGGACAGTATTCACAAAAATGACGGAGCAGGATAAGATAAACATAATAAAGGGTATTTCGGACGCTGCACAGAAGAAATTTGAGAAAGGATCAGTCGGAGCAATGGAAGGGATCTATGGCGCTACTTCCATCGTGTGGTGGCCGGTTGAAGCTAAAGAGACGATGCCAAAAACAACGGTCCTTAAACCAGCTAGTCCAGGAATTGACGTTGAATATGAAAATGAATGGGACTTTTCTTGGCCGTATGCTAAAGAAGGAGGAGTAGGAAAAGAACTTGCAATGACCTACTTTAAGAGTGATTCAGCAATAATACAAGATGGCAAGGACAAAGAGATAGACAATGCAGTCAAGCAAATCATGGCTGAAATTAAGAGCAAAAATGGTACTCTTAAATCATTAAAGTATAGAGTAGTAGCATCGACGAGTGACGAACCTTCTAAATATGCAAGCCCTAATAAAGTAGCCGCAAAATACGATATTGCAAATAATCAACCTTTAGTTAGAGACCGTGCTAAGGTAATCGAAACTGCCCTAACTGCTGCGATCACTGCGAACGGAATTGATCCGACCCTGGTCACTAAAGACGGCGAAGACCTTACTCCTAATAATATTCTAGACGATGGAAGTGCAAAATACCAAGAGAAAAAATGGATGCGGCTTGATCATAAGGACCCTAGAGCAACGGCTGCTACTGATGCTGAATATAAAGCACTATTCGCTAAACCTAAACATTCAGGGCTTCTATTTAATATAGTATATACAACCATTGAAAAGGAAAAGAGTGAACCTACTCCTGAAGAAACGACCGTATCTGATTATGAGGTAGTAGGAGAATGGCTATTCGAGATCAAGTGGGCAGGCGGAGGAAGCTACAAGAAAAAGAGAAGAAGAACTCACACTAGAAGACCGATGAGGGGAATCCCTTGGGATAAATTGTTTCCGCCTCTTCCTGCAGGTGGAGGATGGAGCGTCGAAGACTTATGTGACGCATATGGTAGATCAGGACCAGGATAGAGGATCACTCTATTCTGTTAGTTAATAATAAAGTGGAAGATATTCGATATCTTCCATTTTTGTTTACATAGACCTTTTGATATACTCCACAAAAGGTAGCCTCCTTCTTTAATAGCTTTGAGTTATGACCTGGAGACTCGATCCAATAATTTAGGACACACTGTGCAGCTAACTTAGGATCGACTATTTTGGATCCAATATTTTTAAGCCAAAGATCGCCAACTTTTTGTTTTGTAGGATCCTTAAATACCATTGGTCCAGCATTAAGACAGTTCTCAGCAATCATGCCGCCTGCTCCTAATTTTACGCCAAATCGTTCAACTCTTGTTTCAGGAGAGACTAGATTTTCAATAAGATGTAGTGAATCATAATTTCGCTCAAAGTGGCCTCCTTCATCGTATATAGACAGGTATTCGCAATGGTGTTCACAAGCACGAGTCGCTTTAGAGTCTAGCTTAAGTGGATTGAGCCCATTTTTTTGACGATATTCATTTATGGCATCAAGTAGAAGAGTTGAGAATTCAGCCTCAGTAGTTAAAAGGTTTTTAGGAACTTGAGAAAAAGTGATCGTAGAGATCAATAGAAGGGTTAATGTTATTAATTTCATGGCTCTTACATTTACTGTGGATATAGTTATAATACAATAAAAAGAGTCGGTTTTAAAAGATAAATAACTAAAAAACTTATTTAAAAATGGGTGGTTATTTATTAAATTATAACAAGTGGAGAGCTCTATATGAGTCAGCTCAACTAAATGAGGCAATTGAGATACCTGGATTTAATCTTAAACCGGTAGAAAAAGGAAATAAGCTAGTTTCTAGAGTTTCGTATCCATCACTTGGAATTAATCCAAAATACGATAATGAGCTAAATTCAATCATGACTAAAACAGTCGGTAAGGAGACAATTCCTAAGTTATTTGTAGTAAATGGTAGTGAAGTTGATTCTCAGGCTGAATATCGAAAAATATTTACTGCGCTAGTTTATGGAGTGATCCAATATTTTGAAGATGATACATTAAAGGATAAGATCGATGATATTGCTCCACAACTTAAATTCACAACAACGATTTCAGGTAAAGTACAATTGTATGGTTCAAGTAGTGGAAGGATTAGTACACAAGGACAAATTGTGGAACCGAATACTGGTGGGGCAGTCTATATTTCAAACACAGCTGACACTAAAGAGTCATCAGTAATCGGGATATGTAAATATATCAATGGATTTAATTTACAGAATTGGATGACAGGTAATTTCCTACAGATAGATCCAACGAAGATTCTTGATCAAAACAATGTAACTGATTTAACTGGAGCGATGAGAGAGGCATATGTTGAAGAACGAGGATTCTTACGATTAGTCAGTCCAGCAAGTGCAAGCATTACTGCTGGAGCAAGGGGTACTGAGACTGAAACTGTTCAAGGTGCACAGGCGCAAACTGGTAATGCAGAGATTGCATTTACTGCTGGAAAATCAGATATTGATGATAAAGGAGTTAAAGTTGATGCAAATCACCCTAAAGTAAAAGAGATTGGTGACAAGATCATAGGGTATTTAGGAAACAATGGTGTAATTGATTCAATGACGTTAACCTCATCTGCAAGTCCAGAATATGGATCGATCCAAAACGTTGCAGGCTGGGAAAAATCTTATCCTAAGGGGACTACTGGAACAGCTGATCCTGGTGCAGGAGCGGATGACGCTGGTAAAAACATGAAGCTTGCATACGATCGAGGAGTCGTATTTAGTAATGCGTTATACGCTTATTTAGGAGGACATGTAAAACAAAATGCAATTGCCGTTTCTTGGAAGATCTCAACTGATGCTCCAGGAGGAGGAAAGAATATCACTTACTCAGTTGCTACTAAAAGTGAATCTCCACAAACAATCACAAAAACGACTTACCAAGGAGCAAAAGTATCTGTCAAAAATGAAGATAACTCAATCGTAGTCTATAAGATTACGTATGATGCGTCAGCAATTGCTAAAAATAAAGATGGACTTTTCACAAAAGAACGAATTGATTATAATAAATTAAAAGTAGGTGATAAGATCATAGTATACGCTAAGGACATGAAGACTAAACTTGGAAAAGATGAAGATGAACCTGTCACAGTAAGTAAGGTTGAAGATAATAATGTTTACGTAAATTATAAAGAAAACACCGATATCTTGATACCTAAAGATAGATACATTAAACAAGTAGGAAAAGCTGAAAAGCAAGAAGCTGAAATCTAATCTTGACTTTAGATATTTGATAAGGGAGTCTAACGACTCCCTTTTTTTGGCATTATATATACGTACCCATTAAATGTGGTCTTGCTCTTATCTAGTGAATGAAATGTAGCATCAAACTTGATAGATTTATTTTTACGATCAATCAATATGATCGAAACAATAGTAGCTGCTTCGTCGTTGGGTCGAGAGATAGCTGCCTCATGGGTAGAAGAGTGAATCCAACCCTGAACAGCTTTCTGTGCAAGCGCTTCAAGATCGATCTCACCGCGATCACTAATGATATTTGTAAAAAATGAACCTGACGTTTCGTATCTATATAAACACTCAGCATTGCTCCAATAACCTAGGCTATCTGAATGTCTCTGCATGGGCCGATTAAAATTTCCATATGCTACTCTGGTACAAAACTTTCGCATCAGGGAGTCCTCAAATGCCATAAATGGAGAGAGGCTTTGTGTGATTCTATACTCATTAATCTTTTTCCAGATCAAACTATCAAGCTTAGTAGATTCGATTCTTTCTACTTGTGAAATCGAAGAGAATGAAAGTAATGCAAAAAATATTATTGCAATTGTTTTCATGGCTTTAAATTTAATTGGTTATAGCTATAATACAAAAAATTATCGAAATAAAAAAGATAAATAATAAAAAATTAAATTGTAATGGCAAATCCAGTTATGAACTACAACCAGTTTATGTCAGCATTCAAAAAAGCTGAAGCGGGATACCGTGGAAAAGCTAATGTTGCGGCTAACGATAGATCAGGTTCTATGAAGATCAATCAAGGTTTAGTTGAAGGTCCAGTTAAAGGAAAAGGAACTCCTCAACTTGATAAGTATACTAAACAATACATGACTACTGCAAAGAACAAGAGTGTAGTAGGTAAGAAGAAGTAATCAATAAAAATCTAGGACCAATGAATAGAGCTATCATGAGATTTGAGCAATATGCTCTACTTGAAAAGAAGGGCGACCTTAAGAAGCTAGTAGGTAAGGACGAGGACGAAGAGCTTACGATAAATGATGCCAAGAAGATTGGGGTCAAGGTTGCTAACATGGAAGGAGAGGACAAGAAGAAATACGTTGGTATCATCAACTTTTTAGGGGCTTCATGTAACATCTATAACGAGCTTTGGAAGAATTATAAACGAACGAGAGATCGTAAAAAAGACTAATGGATAAAGTATTTGAAAAGGCGTATTCTGATGAGGCTAGCTCAAAGGATGGAGGTTTCATCTTTCAAGCAATCCTAAACTATGACCTGTCCTGGTCAATAGTCAATGGCGAGACTGCACTCGATCAAAAAAATATCCAAGGTTGGCTTAAGCAAGTAGATGTTTTTCCAGATATGCGGTTTGAAGAGGGCCATGCCACTCTTACCTATGTTATCTTAAGTGAAGTAAATCTACTTAAAAGAAAGTTTGAGCTTGCGAGCGAGGCAATCAAGAGATTACTTAATCCAGATTATGCTCGAGAAATGGACGGTTTACCTGCTGAAGTGACACCGGAAGAAGAGACACCAAAACCGGTCGAGACCGACATAACTGACGACGATTGGAACAATCTCTTACCATCTGGTCCAAATCCACCATTGGGATTACCTGAGCCACAAAAGAGAATTGGTCAAGGCCAAGTAGCTTTGCCTTCGGGCCCATCTGCTCCACTAGGTCTTCCGCCAGCAACTTCTGAATCAAGAGTAAATGAGGTTCTTTTTACTACAAAGTTGACTTCTGCTCAAATCAAGGCGATTAATGACAAGTACTTTAGCAACACTCACTATGAGGTAAGGTTCACAGTAGATCGAATGGTCCTACGTGAGGTCTCAACCAGTGGACTTGATACGGGTTCTCCCAATGTGACACTTAAACTTTCTACAGGTATGGTGGACACGCTTGATGGAAAAGCAATCAATAGCTGGGACGGATTTAAGGTAAAGGTATCGGGTAAAAACACTCTAATTAATAATGAGTCGCTGTTGATAGACAACACGACTGAACCCAAGATCTCAGAAATAATGGTATATGACCCTATTGAAAACGTGAATGAACTTATCTTTAGGACTATCCTACCTTCTTTAGTATTGGAATTTAAGGGAGACCGTGTACAAATAGATAACTATTCAAACCGCTCTTCACAAGTATCTATACGATCTAACATTGATTTTGAAAACTTATTTAATATTGAGGAGGCACCCGCCTCTGAGATAGTAGACACAGAAGAGGGAGAGGAACCTGAAGAGGAGAATACTGAAGAAACTCAGGAACCAACTACACCCGAACAAAATATTGCTCCAAAGCAAAATAAATAACTAAAATAATCGATACACAATGGCAGGTTTACCATATTGGACCAACTCAGTCGCAGCTCGAGAATACTACGAACCGATCTATAAGAATCAGTTTGAGGTGATCTTGAACCCACCGGCAGTAATCTCTGGTAGCAATGTAGCTCTTTTAGTGGAGCACGTGACCGAGATTTCAGGTCTGCCTGAAATAAATTCTAACGGGACTCTAGTTGAACAGTCTTACAAGTTCGCTAAAAGATCCTTTGCTGGAGGAATCCCAGACACTACAACTGCTGACTTAACTATTAAATTTACAGTCAACTTAAATGAAGAAAATGACGCATATGTCTATAATATCCTTAGGGCATGGAACGATATCGTTTACAATCCTCAAACGGGTAGTCAAGGACTAAAAAGAGACTATGTAGGTTCAATGTCAGTACACGTTGCAAACAAGACTGGTGAGATCTTTAGAGAATGGAACTTTCCAGTGATCATTCCAAATGATAAACTGACTGAACTCTCTTTAAATTACACTGAAAATGGAATCTATGACGTAACGATGAAATATAGAGCAGACTACTGGGTTGAAACTAGAGTAGGTCAGATTAACGTATAAAAAATCGAGATAAAAATGGAAATGTTTAACACACATCGTCGAGATATCCTAAATTTCGATAACTATATGGATCTTAAGAAACCAGGATTCGGAGGACCTAAATCTGCAATCGAATTACGGGATGCTCGAGGTAATATGAATGATCGCGATCCTAAACTTAAAGGATTTAGACGAACTGTTGAGAGAGACCCTGCTTTTTCTCACCCTGTATACGACCCTACGTACAAGGCAATGACTGGCGATCTTGTTTATCGACAAGAAAAAAAGAAGCCGTTTACGTATGATGATCGAATCACTGGAATTCCAGTTGTAGAGATCGAACCAGTAGAAGAGGGAAGAGCCTATTCTTCATTTACCCGATTCATTAATGAAGAAGTAGAAGATGAGTTAGAAGACGAATTGGATGCTGAATTAGAAGATGAGTTAGAAGATGAGTTAGAAGACAATCAATATGCTGAATTAGAAAATGATTATGAAGAGAGTGACTCAGATGATTGGAACGAAGATGAATATCGTCAGGAGGCAACTGCTTTCAATAATACTATGTCAGACCTGCGTAGCATAGAGGCTATGCTTCGAGGATTTGAAAACGGAGAAAACTTTGATGATGAAGAGGAAGACTTTGGTACAAACCCATTAGAAGACGAGGAGAGTCCGTTTGGAGAGATACCCGACTGGGTAAAGGAGCTTCAAGCTCCAGAAGATTCTGAAGGATATTAATCGAAAACCTCATAGCAATATGAGGTTTTTTGTTTTATATAGTTATAGTTGAGACCAAATCAAGTGGTAATTCTAGTGGATCTGCATCATTTAAGGTGGATATTATTCCATAACTAAATTCAAACTCAGGATACTCATTAGTGATAAAGTCGATTGTGTTTAAAACTACTGATGCAGAAAGATTGGAGTTTAGGTATATTATCCTACTGTATTTTTCGTTCTTGACATTAATTGCCTTATCTAAAAGTTTCTTAATCTCATAATTTAATAAAAAAGACTGCACCTTATTTGGAACAATAAACTTTGTACTAAACTTGTCCTTAATCAGCTTACTCACGTTTAGGATGTAATCGCTACGATCCTTTCGATTAAATGTCAGGATAAAGCTCTTATAGTCTTTAACAAAAACAATTGATACTTTTCTCTTTTCCATTCTATATGTCTAGTTTTACAACGTCAATATTTGCAGCACGCAATATTGTGATTCCAGAAACATCTCGATATGTCTCACGATAAATTACAAGCTTGATTCCTGCCTGGATTATTAGTTTTGAGCACTCCTTACATGGAGAATAGGTCACATAGAGTGTAGCACCTTCTGTGCTTTGAGTGGATCGAGTCACCTTCATCATTGCATTGGCCTCAGCGTGTAATACATACCAATTAGTGTCTCCGTTTGCATCTTCACAATCGTTTGGAAAACCCTTAGGCGTGCCGTTAAATCCGTCTGAAATAATGGTACCGTCCTTAACGATTAGAGCACCGACTTTTTTACGTTTACAACAAGAAAGATTGGACCATTCTGTGGCCATCTTCAAGTAGGTAATATGATATTTAAGATCCTTGTTCGTCATTCTTTTCTTTGGGTTTAACGATACTGTCCGGTGTAAGAGAATAAACTATCGTGACTATTCCTACCCATTGTGGATAAGAGATGACTGATCTAAATACTTTATCTAGACTAGTCCATTCATATATGAAATCACAGAGCAAGGAAATTACTAGTAATTTGATGGCTGTTCCAATTATTGATACTATTGCTTTTTTCACAGGTTTACGTTTTTAAGAATCCAATCATATAGCGGATCAGGTAAGTCAGTTGGCTCATCTTGTCCATCAAAGAGAGATACGAAATTAGAGGTTGGTGTACCGATTATGTTAATTAGATCTAGATCGACTTTAGGAATCTCTAAGGGCTCAAACTTACGAGTAATCATCTTCTTTGCGATCTCAAAATGACGCTCGTAGATATGAGAAGAGTTAGCGATATGCGTATATGTACCTAACTCTAATTCAGGATATCCTGCATGGTGACGAAGATGGTTCAGCATCTGCGATTGTAGGATAGCAAAGAATGCAATATCTGTAGGAAGTCCCAAGATCACATCATTGCTGCGCATGCTCACAGTAAGGTTAAGCTTATTATTTCTGATCTGAAAGATTCCATACATTGTACATACAAAATCCTTATTTCCTTGTCTCTGATGGGTAGGCAGGTTAAAGTGCAGGACAGCCTGTCGTGAATCCTTGTCTTGAGCTAATGATTCAAGTGCCCATTGATATTGAGTAAAACCGTGTTCATTCTGGTTATTAAATAGCAGATTGCCGTATGAAGAGTTTACAGTATCATCTTCATTTTTAATAGATTCCCAAAACTTTGCGTATTTTGCGATATATTCAACATCATTTCTACCCATAAAATACCATAGAAATTCTGCAGCAATATACTTGGATTGAGAAGACCTAAACTCGTTTCTATAGAGACACGAAAGAGGATCTTCAATCACCAATGCTACATCACACATTTCATTGATCCTCATGTCCCGAGGCTGAGTCACATATTCTGGACTAGTCATCAATTCATGTAAGAGTTCTTCGTATGCGGCAGCAAAGGAATTTGCTTGAATTATTACCATAACTTAGTTTTTATTTTTATACATGTTACTTTTAAAAAGTTTCGATTTTTAAATAAAACTTTGCTAGCATCATACAATGTATAACTAGTTTGACTAAATTTTAATTATTTCCATTTCTGAGAAATGATCCTTCTGATTTACTAATATTCGATGATCAAAAAGTTCTTCAGGTAGAGATTCATGAGAAACAACAAAGATTGTCATATTATATTTGGTTGAATACTCTTTAAGGATTGATATTGCACGATAAACATTTGTCTTATCTAAAGAACTAAAGATTTCATCAAGAAACATTACGTTCATGGTGCTGTGCTTCATTTTAATTATTTCAATAAACGCAAGCAATACAATAAGGTTCATCTTTTTTCGCTGCCCACTGGATAAACTCTCAGGAGAGATTTGCATTCCTAAATAAGTAATATGTGGATCAAACTCATTATCGAATTCAAATGAAAACTTAAATTCTAATTTTTCAGAGATCTCAAGAATCCTAGCATTTAGGGTAGGAATAATTCGGTCAATCATATCACGTTTGATTCCATTTTCAGATAGAAGATCATCTAAACTTAGTGAAACTGATCTGGTAGAATTTAACTTATCGATTGCGTGTGAATCCTCGCCTATTTGATCCTCTAAGCTCTTAATTATCCCAGAGATAGAAGATATTTCTTCTGATCCATCATTCTCCTGAGCAGCCTCTAGTGAGGACTCTAAAGCTTGTAATTCAGCCTTCTTATTGAAATAATTAGAATCAATATCACCCCGATCTAATAATAATGAAGTTAAGCTCTCATTGATCTCATCAGCTAATTTTTTCTTATTAACTAGTGATTCTTTTAATTTAGTAATCTTCTCTTCGATCTTTTCTTTTATCTCGATTGAAGAATCAGATTTTAAATCATTAAGACAGTGAGGACATCGGTTTTTAGCGTATATTGTGAGTCGGTTCGATAAGTCTCTAATCTCTGAATTTATTGTAATAACCTCCTCTTGAGCGGCTTTATTTGTCTTGGTTTGAGAATCAATTTTATCTTTAAGTTTAGTCTTTAAGACTAGAGCTGCAGATACTTCTACCTTTTTATTGGTGATATCAAGGGTAAGCTTATCAGTAAGAGCCTCCTTCTTTTTGCTCAGTCTCTCTTTTAGTGCCTCAAGTTGAGCTTCATAAGTTTCTAAATTAGATTGACTGCTTTTTAGAGTAGCTGAGTGAATATCAAGATCAGATTTATTTTCCTTCAATTCCTCCTTTACTCTACTCCGCATATCAGAAAGAATATCAATTCCAAATATTCGATCAACAATTTTTCGTTTATCATCTTTGCTTAGATTTACAAATGATTTAAAATCATCAAATGAAAGACTAATAGTATTACAAAAAACTGAAAATGGAATACGTGAAAGTTCCTCTTCAATAAACTCATCGACTTTTCTCTTATCTGGTAGATTAAATTGAGAGCCGTTTATTTTAATATCACTAAAGTTTGGATCAATTCCTCTGTCAAGCTCAACAATCTCACCAGAGTTGGTAACAAACTTTACGTTAGTATAGGCATTTCGATTTATCCAATTTGGGATATCTTTCATTTTACGAATAGCCGAACGTCCATATATTGAGACGGTCAGCGCTTCTTTAATTGAAGATTTACCTGCACCATTTTCTCCCTCAACTAGGATTAGTCCTGGTTTATCGTCAAACTTAAATGTTTGTAACATATTACCATAAGATAATATGTTTCTATATGAAAATTCTATTAGTCTCATTAATCGTATTGTTTGGTGTTTCTCAAAGAATCGTAGATTTCTTTAAAACGGTCTACTATTTTTTGAGACTGATGTGATGGAAGATTCATTATCTTTATTCTCTCATCAAGTAGAGTAAAGATATTATATTCATAATTTGAATCTATTTCAATATCGCTCTTTTCTCTTAATTGATCCTTTGAATAAGAGCCTAATTCAAGACGACGATGTCCATAATCTTTTACAAGTTCAGTAAATTGAGATATTGGAAACTTTTTTGAAAATTCAGATTCTATTAAAACATCAATAAAATTATTATTGAAGAGTTCACGAATATCTTCAGGAGTCTCATTTAATAGCTCAAAGATATCAAATTTTAGATGTTTTGGAGAAAAGTGATTTGGCACAAATTTTTCTTGTACTTCTTTTCCACTAACATCTAATACGTAGAAACCTTTAGTGTTTCCTCGATCTCCTCTATCCATTTCATATGGAGTTCCAACATAGAGAACATTTCCTTTTTCTTGGCGAATATGAATATGTCCAGAATAAATTCTAGAGAATGATTGGATATCTTCCGGTTCTAGGCCATGCTCAAGCTTTTGAACTTTATTAAAGTTAAATCCTTTAAAATCAGTATGGCAAAATACGTATCTAGCTGAGATATTCTTTTGAATTTGAGCTTTAAGTTCAGGTAGATTCTCAATCCACGGTAACATTAGAAACTTATGAGAATTTATCGATAATATTTCCGGTTTTGAGTATACTTGGAAATTAGGATATATTTTATCAAATCCTTCTAGTGAATGAGTATCAGTTCGATCTTTATAGTATACGTCATGGTTACCAAGAATTACAAAGACTCCTCTTTTAAATTTTTTAGTAAGTACTTCAGCTATCTTTAGGGATAGTTTATAGATACGTACATTAGTAGATTCCCTAACGTGATTCCAATCACCAACTTGGACAAGTATATCTGTTTCTGGATTAAATCCTTCTTCATCAATCATTTTAATAAAATGATCAATTAGATATTGACTTTGAATTTCAGACCATTCAACTGAATTGTTTCGTATACCTAGGTGAAGATCACCAAGTACAAATATTTTTCGAATATTGTCTAATTTCATCCTTGAGTTGCTAACTGGTCAATATCTATTACTTTTGAAATACTCGTAAGTTTTGCTAAAAACGCAGTAAGAGCAGCAGGGGTCGCAAAAGTATAAGTGGTTGGCAGGATTGAGTTAGCATCATAGAACGTTATGTCGGTTGATGAAGTCTGTTCATACCGATATACTTGCTCAAGGTTAAGATATACTGATCCACCTGTGTGAGTTAATTTTATCCAAATCATTAGTGTATTCTTTTTTTATGCATTTTTCCTTCTAGGAATTGGTATTTTTTATTTAGTTCAATGATTAGTATTTCCTGAATCTCAGTTTCAAGGGAATCAAAGATCTTTTTATATTCCATTGAAGATATTGAAGAGATTGCTTCTAAAATATAGATTGGACTATAGAAAGTAATGCCCTTATTAGTAACGTCCAAGTTTTCATGAACCCTATTAAAAATCAGGTTAATGTCCTCCTTTGAAAATCTTATTTTTGCAACGGAGGAGTTTTTGTCGGTCAGCTCACTAACATACTTGCTTAATACATCGTCAGTCTTTAAAAAATCAAAGATTATATCAAGTATAAATGAAGATTCGAGCTGCTCCTCATAATCATAAAGATCCTTTAGATAATTATCGGAATAATCGGAAGATACTGATATCTTTTTTGAAA